GTTTCAGAATCACGACTGGTTATTCATCCACAGTCCACACGGGTAATTACTCCTTGTGTTAATGACTGATGGGATTTTGTTTTCCCCACAACGGGCTACGATTTATCATATATTTTAGCTACGATCCCGATACGCTCAAATTTGGGGTTGAACGACCTCAAATTCTCCATAGACTTACCCTCCATGATTCTTACTCCAACCAACACATCATGTTTTTCAACACAATATGTTGTGCGTTACAACTAAACTAATCGTTGTTCCGCCACTATCTTAAATTGTTAAAGAACTATCAAAAAATGGTGCCTATGACTGGATTCGAACCAGTACTACCGAAATTTTAAGTTTCGTGACTCTTCCGTTGGTCTACATAGGCATAAATTGTTTAAAGAACTATTACTTAGTACTCTTTCATCTTACCACATCTTACTTACTTGTCAAACAAGTTTTTCAGAAAAAATGGTAGGGATGGAGGGACTTGCACCCCCACGGTTTTACCCACGGCTTTTTGAGAGCCGCATGTCTTCTGTTCCATCACATCCCCGTTTTTAAAATGGTGGTTCCGCCCGGATTCGAACCGAGACCGTGCTCAAATCTAGAGCTTATCAACGTTATAAGCGTTGCGTTCTACCGTTAAACTACGGAACCACTAAAATTTACAAACACATCGTGCTTCCTACCTACACTACGCCTCCACATTGATTTGTGAGAGTGTTGGACCTTGAACCCAACCTTATGCATTTGTTAAATGGGAGCAGACCACGACTTGAACGTGAACTGAGCGTTATGAGCGCACTGTGTTTCCATTACACCAATCTGCAAAAGTAGCGGAGGGAGGATTTGAACCTCCGAGGCACATAGGCACCGGATTATGAAACCGGCCAGATACCAGGCTTCTGACACTCCGCAAATTGTTTTGTTAAAGAACTAAAATGGTAGCTACGGTAGGAATCAAACCTACAAATTTTCCACCTTATGAAAGTGGTGCATTAGTCATTCTGCCACGTAGCCATTTATTAAATTTATGAAATTCATTTTCTACAAATTTTTTATTGAATTTACCTAAATCTTTTATGATATAACTATCATATCCTAGATGGTTAATTTCGTCAAGTTTTATTTTGTCTCTATTTTGAACTTGTTCAACAGAATGTTTCTTTGTTATTTTTTCATAATGCCATTTACCATTCCATAATATAGCAATTTTTTGTATAGGTAATATTACATCAGCATCCCATCCATTAAAAATTGGTTCATTTACCAATATATTATGGTATTCAGTTTTACAAAGTTCAGAAAAATAAATTTCATTTTTTGAACGTCTATTATTAGACTGAACAGATGCCGATTTTTTTCCTCCATCTACCAATCTTTTTGTAAAACAAGTAGATGAACAAGTTTTCTTAGAATATTTTTTTGAAATAAATATATTATTACATACAATACATTTATTATTAAACTCTTTTATTTTTTTAATTCTTGGATTGTTTCTGAAATATTCTTTTAATGAATTAGAAATTTGTTTTCTATCTATAAAAGAATTAGAATATTTTTTACTACATAAGGGTTTACAAAAGTTTGTACTTTTACTTTTTGTAGTGCCAAAAAAAACTTGATTACAAAATAAACATTTTTTTTCAATTATTTTAGGTTTTATATTATCTTTATAACAAGATTTTGAACAAAACCATTTTGTTTTATTTTTCTTTTTTTGAAAATTATAAAACTTTAACGGAAACTCAAAATCTATACTACAATGCGCACATTTTAATTTTACATTTTTCATACTAATAAATAGTAGTAACTATGTTAGTCGTGCCTAAAATAATTAGCTTAACTTTTAATATTTCAATGAACAATTCAAATGGTAGCGGGTAGCCGAATTACACGACTTCCTTTTCGTTATGAGCGAAATATGCTATTTTTACAAACACCCGCAAATTGTTTATAAAGAACCGTAAAAATTGTGTTGGGTGTGTTTTATTGAATACTCTATCCACCCAACAAACAAAGTATACCATATGCTAACCCCGCAACCAAGAAGTTTTTTAAGAGACTTCCAACTCTAGGGGCATTTTGGTTATTTACCCTCCACCAGAGTGTTTTTCTTGCTGATACACTCAAACAATTGGTAGTCTGTAGGGGAATCGAACCCCTCTTACCGGAGTGAAAGTCCAGTGTCCTAGCCGATAGACGAACAGACCGTTAAAATGGTGGCCCCGGTGGGACTCGAACCCACGACCAAAAGCTTAAAAGGCTTCTGCTACTACCAACTGAGCTACAAGGCCATTAAAATTTGTTAAAGAACTTACTACTTTTTTATCTTACCACACATTCTTAACTTGTCAACTATTTCTTTGTTCTTTGTTGGTGACCCCCTTCGGTTAAAGGCCGAGGCAGTTCCGCCATACGTAGATGTTCTAGAGGAGTGCTTCTCCCACCGTGCTTAAAGAACAAAGAATCGTTTACTTATTACTTCTTTATCTTAACATTCAATTTTCAAAGATCAACAACTTTCTTTCAAAAGTTTTGAGGTAACATATAAATATATAAAAATATTTGTAAATTACCGAAAAAGTGGTACCCCCATTAAGATTTGAACTTAAACTAAAGCTTTAGAAGAGCCTTGTGCTATCCGTTACACTATGAGGGCACTGAGATTACTTACCGTTATCTAGTTCGTTGCGAACAGCTTTACCAAGTTCAGTTAGTTGAAACAGTGGTTCGCCGTCTTCGTTGTGACCAGATACATATAATAGACCATCTGCTACCATTTTGTCAACTGTTTCTTTAACTTCTGACAACACAAGGTCATTATAAATGACTTTAGCTTCATCTTCATTGCATTCAAGTTCTTTCATAATTACTTGAATGCAAGCTTCTTTTTCTTCAACTTTGACTTGTTGTTCGACCTTATCTACATCAAGGTTTGAACAGTGATTTAATAGATCGTCAATTGATCCGGTGAAATTGTCTGTAATATATTTAGACATTATAATAAATAATATGAATTAAATACCGTAAACAGGTACATTCTTATAATATCGCATTGATCGATCCAACATCTTATTTAGAACTTTGGTTGTTGAAACAGGTACATTTGTTTTTGGCCCCCAGCCATTTTCAGCTCGACCTAGAGCAATAGTGAGTGCCTTGGCTTTATCAAAGCGATCTCCTGCCTTTGTATTGGTATGGCTCCAACCAAATCGGATGGTGCCATCAATTACTGTGGCAACAACCATACCACGGGGTTGACCATTGCGGTCACGTACCAACTGCTTGAGTGTAGTGTCTTTCATATAACTTTTATTTAAATGTTTAGTTTAGTTTCCCTCGACGTAACGTAGTAGATCACGATTTGGTTCGACGCCAATCTTTTCATCTACAGTCTGCTTGATAGCAGCCTTATAATAATATTCTGCGTATAGATCTGTTAGATGTAACTTTCGTTCTGCGATTTTTGATTTGAGGTTATTAATAACTGTTTGAGTTGTCTTCGTCTTCATGTTTTGAATTGTAACGTGTTGGTTTTACCTCAGTGGTTTGCCACTTCTTATTAACCTTTTTATTTGATTTGTTGCGCCAATTTCCTTCGTTGCGTGAACGACGATCTTTGAATGACTTTCCCATATACTACTTTTAAAAATAAATAGTTTAAGAAAAGGGATTAACAATCTTTTTTTATTAATCCCTCAATCTTTGAACTGTTTAATTTGCAGAAGTCTGAGACGATTCAGCAGTAGTAGTTGTTGCGGCAACAGCGGGAGTTGCGTCGTAGGTATACACGATACTTGGCTTACCACGCTTACCAGTCTTCTGTGAACCACTAATCTTGTATCGACCAGCGGTTACATTACGCTTAACGTGCATCCGAATTGTCGGAGCCTTAACGTTGGCGTTGATGTTAATCAGATCAACAATAGTGAAATTGCGATCAGTGATTTCGTTTACTGCGGTTGCCTTACGGCCTGTCTTGTTCTTGTTCATATTTTTTATTTTTTGTTAATGTTAACCGACTACAATTTCATCTTACCACATACTTTAAACAATGTCAACGTTCTTTTTTTAAATCTTTCGAGCTGATTCAAAAACCAGAGCATTGGTGAGATCACCAAAGCCATAACGCTTGCCATTTCGATCAAACGTAGTGTCGCTGCTCTTGCTGTAATAACCAACGTTCTCACCATTGGGTCCGTGAGCGTAAACTACGTTGCCACTATCTTTTACATATCCAATTCGGACGTTCTTACCATCCATAATATACTTTGTACTCATATTTTGTTTTTAGTTGTTATCAATAAAGTTACGATAAAATCCCATCACAATTCCACTGGTAGTACCCACATTAAGTGATCGAATGTAATCAAAATCTATTTTTAGAATTATAAAATTTTCTATAAAATGCAAATATTGTTGACGCACATGAACCAACATTTAATGAACGAACCGTTCCATAACACGGAATTGTAATAATTCTATCACATAAATTCAACATTGATTCTGAAATCCCACATTTTTCTTCGCCAAATAAGAAGATTGGAGGATTTTTAATATCACCAAAAACATTATCATCAAATAATGATAAAGTTTTATTGTAAAACTGTGAGACATTGTTTTCTATACAGATAATACTGTATTTATCTTTTGTATATTCAAAAAAATCATTTTCTGTTTTTAGATATACAGATGGTATATAATTGTGAGTGCCTACCGTAGATCTTCTATCATATGATTTTTTTCCACCTACATAAACCGTTTCATTAAAACCATAAAAATTAGCAGATCTAATCAAAGATCCCAGATTAAAATCTCCAGTAATATGCATCATTGCCGCGGCCGCGTTTATTTTATTCTTCGTATAGTACGACTTGATATCGTCCACACTCTTGTTCTTCAGATGATCCAAAACATTCATAGTAAAATTACTTTACCACGAAGTTTATAATAAGTCAATTCTTTTTCTTAATTGTTTTTTTGGACTTATTATCTGATTCTTTTACATATTCTACAGGAGCGTTTGCAACTGTAGATTTGCTGTTAGCATATTCCTTTTCAGCTTCTTCAATTACAGCTTTAACAAAATCTGTAAGTAAACCGCTCCAATTATTGCGGGTACTATCCTCTACAATTGCCAATTGTTTCCAACGTGGCATTTCGTTGAATTTACGTTGATATACTGTCTTATAAAATGATGCAGTCATATATTATAAATATTAAAATGAAGTACTCAAACGACTAGCATATGCCATGTTGCTAGCTTTTCCTTTGCGATATGACACTTTAGAATAGTTGTCAAACGCTTTCTTTGAGGTAATTACAATGCTACCCGCCGTTTTGTGTCCAAAATGCAAATAACCATACTTTTGATTACGTTTAGCAGATTGTTCGCCACACGGCAAACAAATCTTATAACCAAGTTCATAACGTTCAGAATGAATATCGTTTCCACAGCCACATTTGTTCATATATAAAAAGTATACCTCAAGATGTGGTAGTGGTCAATAAAAAAAAGCGTACCGAGTGGTACGCTTGTTGTTTTAGTTAGTTGGTTCGTGATGATAATCTGATCGAAGTCGAACTAATTCGATATGTAATCTATTAAGTTCATCTTCGTAATGATTTAGCTTTTTTTCAATTTCAGAAACTTTTCTGAGTCTGGCATCAAGAATGTAATCGGGATCTGAATGTTCTCTGTTTTTAATATCTTCTTCTAGAGCGCAACCAATATGATTGGTGCCAAAAAGATAATCGATATCATCATCAAAAGTATTTTTACCACAATAACTGCATACCCACTTTTCTTTTCGTTCATCGGTAATAATCTTTTCTACTCTAGTTAGAGTTTCTACTACTTCAGTATTAGACTCTGCATTAAGAATATCATATGCCCAATTTAAAGCATTATCTTCACGATCTTTTAACTCGGGATAAAGTTTGATTAATTCTTTTTCAATTAGTTCAATATATGGGTCTATTTGTTCTTTTTGAATTGTACGCAATGCTTTTGCGTATGTAATTATAATGTTTTTGCTTATGTTGTTCATATTATCTTTTTGTTAATTGTTTTAGTACTTCTCTTACTGTGAAATAAAATATAGATGGAATTAATACCACAAAGAAAATTGATAATACTAGTATTAGTCCTATTGCAAATATACTACCAAAAATTAATCCAATAGTCAAGTTTATAAGTTTATATAAAAAATTCATTTTTTTAGAAATCTATTGTAAATCAATTTGCCTAAATTAGCTGCAAATTTTCTAGCTTTCTTTTCTGGTAAATCGTAAAGATGTGCGTGAAACACTTCTTCAATTAACACGTTGAGTTGTCTGCGAGTCTTTAACGTTGGATCTACAAGTATTGAAGGGTTTTTAATGCATGGATTATCACACAGACCAGAAGCGTTATACTTGTCCAGTGGTTTGTTATAATTAACTGTATACTCCACTCTTTCAAAATTCTTAAATTTCATTATTCACCTTTCACAAAACTCTTCTTCATGTCTTTAAGAAGAATACTAATATCATCTAAACTGCGTACTCTGTCACGATATAGTATTTCAGTCTTTACACGTTCTTCATCAATAAGTTTAATTAACTCATTAAGCTTTTGCATAGTGACGACAGGTTTTGTACGTTCAAACTCACTTACATTCATTTAGAAACTCCTTTAATTGTTTTTGGTTTTCCGTATTTAGAATTATAAAATCAGACCAAGGCTTGCCATAACGTAGTATTTGCCAACACCATCTTAATCTTTCTGACCAACTCATAATTCTACCACTTAACCCTCGTTCAAACAAACTCAAAGATACTTCTTCTTCGTCTTTGAATTTTTCTACAAGTAGTCCATGTTCGTAACAATCACAAATTAGAAATATTGAATCTTGATCTTTCATAGTTTTAAGAATTTTTCTACCTTCCAAATCTTGTAAGTTATCCATGTTGCAAAAGTATGAATACGTCTGCAAATGAAGCTAATTGTTTTGTTGTAATATTTACCGAACAATCTGTAAAATACCGTTTTCTCAAATGTTTGCCTGTTTGTCCAATACTCAACATCCTTCCGGTGACGTTCTTTTCGTTCACTATTATTAGTTACGGTAAATTCTAACAATTTAGCTTTAGTTACCTTACCATTTACAAATATAACATCATATTCAATCCAATAGTCATATGTGTCATTTGTATCACTATCATACGCATACAATCTGATTGTGTCTGTTATAGGAAAGATTTGTTGCCACCAAACTTTGGTTTGCTTACGAGAAGGCAACTTATCAAGTAAAGTTTTAGCATTTGGGTTACCGTCAGTGTATTCATACTCAGCGCAACGCAACCAAAGCGTGCCATCTTCACGGATTTCATACAAATCCATTGCGTTATCAAAGTCTTTGGTTTGATACTTGTTGTTACAATAGCCTTTAGGATCTTCCGGTAATGGAAGTGGGTATTTACATACTATGTCATCAAACATTCCCATAACTTAATTTCCTTGATTTTTGTGATCTTGAATATCATAAAGAAAATCACGAAATGAAATATAATCATCAATATCTACTTGTGGCACTCCATCAACTTCATAATCTTTGATATAATCTAAGATGATATTAACATAATAACTTGGAATGGTAATTGTTTTACCATCAAACTTAAGGTCATCATGTTGGATGATGATAGGATTGTTTACTTTGTCTTTAATAGTTAGTTCTGTTTCCATACTTGTATCCTATATTAACTATCAAAGTTTGTCAATATAAAAAATTATTTCTAAATATAAAAAATAGATATAAGTAATGAAGGGAATTATTTTAGCTGGGGGTACTGGTAGTAGATTATATCCATTAACTAGTACAATAAATAAACAATTATTGCCTGTATATGACAAGCCAATGATTTATTATCCATTTTGCACATTATTGTCATGTGGTATTAAAGATTTTTGCATTATTTCCTCCCCAGATTACTTGCCTTCTTATGAAAAATTATTTGGAGATGGCACTCAGCTGGGAGTTAACATTACTTATAAAGTGCAATATAAACCAAGAGGCATAGCTGAAAGTTTTATTATAGCCGAAGACTTTATTGGCGATGATAATGTTGCTCTTATACTAGGAGACAATATATTTCATGGAATGCCCAGAGTCAAGCCTTTACTTGAAGGCGCAATTATTTTTGGTTATGAGGTTAATGACCCTAAAGCTTATGGAGTTGTTGAATTTGACAATGAAAACAATGTAATAAGCATAGAAGAAAAACCATCTGAACCAAAAAGTAATTATGCGGTACCAGGCTTATATTTTTATGATAAAAAGGTAGTTCAGTATGCTAAATCGCTTAAACCATCCAACAGAGGTGAGATTGAAATAACTGATTTGAACTTAATATATCTTGACAAGAAGCAGCTTACTGCTGTAAAATTTGCTAAAGGCACAGCATGGCTTGATGCTGGAAGTGCTGAAACGCTTTTTGAAAGTGGCGCTTATATACAAGCTATTCAATCAAGACAAGGAATTAAAATAGGATGTATAGAAGAAGAGTGCTACAAGCGCAAATTAATAAATAAAGCGCAACTACAAAATTTAATAGATAAAATGCCTAAAAGCGCTTATAAAGAATATTTAATTAAATTAATAAAATGAATTATATAATAGTTAATGTAGATGAAGTTTATTTTAATACAAAAAGAGGCAATTGGATTGAAAGCGTTTTAAAGCATAAAAAAAATAATGCTTGCAAAATCTTTTTGATGTCAAGAAATAATATTTCTGTGCCAAATATAGATGTGGTGCGCATTGATCCAAGAGAAATTATATATAGTAAGCATCCAAATTTAAAAAATAGGCCAAACTTTGTGTGCTTGGAATCAGGAGAATTTGTAAATTTCTTTAATTTTAACGAAAATGATGTAGTGACATTATGTGATTGGGATGTTACTATGCAAAGAGAAATGACAGATTCTGAATTACAATTAATACAAAATCTAGATTCCAATACATTTGGTATGAATAAAGATCATTATCCACAAAGTTATTTAAATCCATACCTTAATTTAAATAAAATATTTAATGATATTGACAACAGATGGATTGTGTATAATACTGGAATTCAAACAGCAAAAATCAGCGCTTGGAGATTATTATTTTCATACTGGAAAGAATACTCCGCATCAGTATTTGAACAGTGTACACACCACGCAGCTGGTCAAGCATTATTTAACTATATTGTACAAAAACACAATATGATTAAAGAAATGCCTATTACATACCATAATGCACACTGGTTTCATGGCACACCGTCTCATATTAATAATGATCAACTATATGTTGGATCAGAATTAGTGCTATTTAATCATCACAAATTTAACTATATACCAAAATTTTAATTTAACATTATTATGATTATACTATTCGGATCAAATGGATACATTGGAAGTGAATTCAAAAAACAACTAACAGAATTAAAATTACCCGTTTTTTATTGGCCAAACTCACATAAAACCACTTTTCAAGATTTGGAAAAATGGTACGAAGAAGCTGGTTTTCCATTAATTGGCGCTGTAATAAATGCTGCTGGTTACACTGGCAAACCAAATGTAGACGCTTGTGAACTAAATAGAGAAGACACATTGCATGGAAACGTTATATGGCCACAGATATTAACAGATTGGTGCGCTTTAAATGATATTCCACTCGGACACGTATCTAGTGGATGTATTTATCAAGGTAGACGAGACGATGGTAACCCTTTTACCGAAGAAGATGTACCAAACTTTACTTGGTCTAAAAATAATGGCAGCTTTTATAGCGGTACAAAGGCTATAGGTGAAACAGTTGTTAGTAAGTGGGAAAAGAGTTATATATGGAGATTAAGAATTCCATTTGACGAAAACAATAATCCGCGAAATTATCTAACAAAGATGGTCAAATATGAAAAATTATTGCAAGCGGAAAATTCGATAAGCAATAAACAAGAGTTCGTGAATGCTTGTATACAGACCATAACTAAAAAAGTACCATATGGTATTTATAACGTCACAAATACAGGTTACCTCACTACCGATAAATTGGTTGAAAAACTTAAAAATACCATTGCCAAAGATAAACAATTCAAATTAATTGACGAAAAAGAATTATACAACGGAATTGCTACAGCTAAACGATCCAATTGTGTAATGGATAATAGTAAATTGTTGTCAACAGGAATTATTATGAGAACCGTTGATGAAGCCATAGACTACTGTTTAAATAACTGGACCATATGAATATATTAGTAACTGGGGGGAGTGGATTTATAGGAAGTCATTTTGTAGAAGAAATTCTAAAAAGAAATGACACGACTAAGTTGTACAATATTGACGCAAATACTTATGCGGCAAATAAAAATTTACCGTTTGAAAACGACGACAGATATCAAAAATTGACAATGGACATTTCAGCTCCATATTTTCCGGCTCAAAAAAGTTATCTTGATTCATTGAATTTAGATTATGTCGTACACTTCGCTGCGGAATCGCATGTTGACAACTCTATTAAAAACCCAAAAAAGTTTATTGATACAAACATAGTTGGTACGTTTAATCTACTAGAAATGTTCAAAGATACGAATATTAAGAAGTTTATTCATGTATCTACAGACGAGGTATTTGGTAGTTTGAGTTACAAAGAAAGGGAATTCAATGTCGAGAGTCCGTATCGTCCAAACAGTCCATACGCAGCAAGCAAAGCAGCTAGCGATTTATTGGTAAGAAGTTATATTAAAACTTATAATTTCCCAGCAATAATTACCAATTGTAGCAATAACTTTGGTCCAAGACAGTTTCCAGAAAAACTTATTCCTGTTTGTATTGATAAGTTGAAAAAGAAAGAAAAGATTCCGTTATATGGAAATGGATCGAATATAAGAGATTGGATCTATGTTAAAGATCACGTTAACGCAATTATACACGTTATACAAGATGGTATTGTTGGAAAACAGTATTTGATTGGGGGTAACAACGAAATATCTAATATACAACTAATACATTCAATTGTTGCTATATATGAAACTATCACTAATCAAAAAGTTCATTGGGAATGGTTTGAATATGTAACAGACCGAAAGGGTCATGACTTTAGATATGCAATTGATACCAAAGACTTTGAAATAGAGTTCAAAAACTTCAAACTTACAGACTTTAATGAAAACTTAAAAACAACTGTGCAAAGTTATTTATAGTGTTTTAGCATATATAGCTAACTTTGGATTTTCATATCCAAACCTTTTAACCAATTGACCCGCAACACTGTTTGCTTCATCTTCAATTATACCACCAATATCTTGAGCAGGTATTTCCAACTTGCCAGTCTCATTTTGTTGGTGATGAATCAATTCATGAGCAATACTACGAAGTACATCTGCTAATCCCCTATCCTTACAATATACCTTCACATCTCCGTTACTAGGATTGTAATAAGCATATGTTCTTAAATCGTCATCTCGTTGTTTTACCAACTTAACTTTAAAAGGTTGATTTAAAGATAATTCATCACTGACAAATTTAATGAATTTAAAGATTGTGTATTTACTCAATTTATCCATATTAGAGTCCTGCCTCTTTGTAAGACATCTTTACTTTACCTGTGTCGATTAAACGTTTGCGGTTCTGTAAATGAAGATTCTTCACGTTTTCCTTATTTTCCCCAAGATATTTCACAGCATAACCTTCCTCGACCAACAAATTGTTTAAAACTTCTTTTGTTTCAGGGTTGATTATTTCACCTAAAATTCTACCAAACTTTTCAACATCATCACTCTTGTGTGTACGAACTATTACGTGTTTCTTACTATTTTCAATAAATTCTTTAACATAATCTTTGCTAACCAAACCAAATACCTTTTCGGTTTTATCACTGGTACGACTTTCTGGGGTATCAACTCCCAACAATCTTACACTTTGATTAGATAGTACCACATTAAATCCCAAGTCAATATCAACAACGATTGTGTCTCCATCTACAACTTGAGTAACCTTTGCGTGATATTCGTATGGCATATTATGATAGTGTTAACAAATATTTTAGTTTGTTTAGTTGAGCCAACATTTCATCGCGGATATTAAACAAATCCGTATCTGATTCTTCCAAAGATTTTGGTAATTCGTTTACCAAATAGTCAATATATTTATCACAAAGATCCATTGGTAGCAGATCTTTGTAATTGGATAATTCAATCTTAAACCCTTCTCTACTTTCGATACGACCGTATTTACCCATAAATACTTCAATAAACTCATCGATTTGTTCAGTTAATGCGTCGTATGCACCGCCTAAAGCTTGGTGTTCAGCATAACTTTTAGTTTGCCAGTGATTGATCTTTAATTGATTGTGTAAAGTTAATAAATTTGTGACTATCATACATGTTATAAATATAACAAAAATCAAGTAACAACTTCTACTTTACAGTTTTTCTTATCAAAAAACCCTTCATCGATCAAGTACTTTACGATACAGTCACATTTGGATCTGAAATCATAAAACGCAATATTGGATGGTTTCCAAATACGGATTGTACTGGTGTTCTTGACTTCGAATCGAACACCATACACTAATCCAAATTTAGGCTTTAAACTTTCCATGTCTATAAATATATCTCAATATTTACAATACGTAAATATAAAAAAATTTCAAGTACAAAATGTAACGACTGCTAACTATATATTGAAAATGAAAATTGAGTTACAACGTTATTTAAAGAAAAAGTTCCCAGAAATGTATCCGGATAATTTGTCATTCGATTGTGATAATGGTTGGTTTAGACTTTTGTTGTGGTTGAGTCGATATCTAGACATGTATGTCGTTCAACAAAATGAAATGGCCAAAACAAATCCACAATATTATCAACCTGTAAAACAAATTGTTGCTAAACAAATAAAACAAAAGTTTGGCACATTAAGATTTTATTGTGACGGAGGTGATGAACATACAAACTCGATAATTGAATACACTACATTTATATCGGGTTATACATGTGAACAAACAGGTAATACTAATGATGTAGGTTATAATAATAAAGGTTTCATACAAGTACTACATAAAGATTTAGTTAAAAATAAAAATGATTTTAACTTCGTTGATGACGAAGAGTTACGAACAATACTAAAAACATATGACCAAAAAACTAATGCTCAATAATGATGATATATCCGATGTATCTCAAAATAAACAAAAATTCGTCTCTGTCATTGACAACAACGAGTTATACTTCTACAACGATGTAAATGTAGAATCTGCACTGGTGATAAACAAAACCCTAAGTGATCTAGCTAGACAGTTGTTAATAGCACAAATTACATTTGATCTACAAGAAACTCCCCACATCAAATTGCACATCAATAGTGACGGAGGAGAAGTATTTGGTGCATTGAGTATAGTGGATAGAATACAAGCATCCAAAGTACCTGTACATTCATACGCAGAAGGATTGGTAGCAAGTGCTAGCACATTAATCAGTGTAAGTTGTCACAAACGTTATATACGTAAAAATACTATCTTATTAATTCATCAAGTAAGAAGTTGGTTTGAAGGTACATATGAAGACTTTAACGACGAAAAACAAAATATGGACTTGATAATGAAGGTTGTAAAAGACATATATTTGAAACATACAAAGTTTACCGAAGACGAATTAAATACACTGTTGAAACGTGACATTTATTTGAACGCAGAAGACGCAATCAAGTACGGATTAGCTGATGAAATCGTCTAGAGATAAAGAGGGATACGTATATATTATTAGCAACTGTAACTTCCCAGGTTGGATAAAAATAGGGGTTACTAATGATATAAAGGCAAGATTACGTACATATCAAACATCTTCGCCTCTACGTAACTATAAAATTGAACACTATATTCAACATCCAGATTGTTATGAAGCTGAAAAAAAAATAGCGGAAAAGTTAAGATACTTTGCTACCGAAATCAAAAATGAATGGTTCAAATGTGACTTGGAACTTGTCAGGGGAAGAGTAGATGAAAGTCTTGAACCTGAAGAAAATGTGTTGACTTTTATAAAAAAGAGTGTATAGTTATAGTATAGTTATGAATACAATAGCTAACAAATTGATCTGTCTGAGTCTAAACTCTAGCTGGCAACCAATTGGTTTCAAAACCGTAAAAGATGCAATTATTGATCTTTGTGGGGCTGAAGTCGATGGTAAACCTTCTAGTTTGGCTTTGGACATTGATTACGAGATGAATGAAAACGGAGAGCCAAATCTCTCTGTTCCAACTACCATGAATCCCGTAAGTTGGAGCGAATGGTTAAAATTGCCTATTCGTCCATGGGATCTTGTGATCAATTCAGCTCACATGTCAGTTCGTGTGCCAACTGTGATCATTGCTGTTAACTTTAATAAGATGCCTGTAAAGTCATTTAAAGGTAAACCCAGCAAAGATGCGATTTACAATCGTGACAACGGCATTTGCCAATATACTGGCAAAAAGATTGATCGCAACAGTGCTACGGTTGATCACATTTTACCTCGTAGTAAAGGTGGAGAAGATACTTGGACTAACCTAGTATTATGTTCACGTGATATCAACTCTAAGAAAGGCAATCGTTTGAACAGCGAAGCTGGACTAAAGTTGATCAAACAACCACACATTCCACAACCAGTTCCAGTATCAGCTTTGATCAAAGAAGCAAAACATAGAGACTGGGAACACTTTTTGATGGGTGTTTAAACCACAAAAGATATAATCTTCGGATTATATCTTTTTTTTATTTATATTTATTGTATGTGGATCAATATAATAAATTTCTAATAGAAGCCTATAAAGGCGGATTACGTGCATGGTTTGGTAAAGGACCAGTAGGCAGTACCAGTGGCGGAGGATGGGATCGTTATGACAGTACCGGCAAAAAGGCTGGTAAATGTGGGGACGCTAAACAAGGAAGTAGTTACAGTGCTTGTTTAGGCAAAAAATACGCTTCTAGATTAAGAGCTAAAGGTGGTAAGAAAGCAATTGCTAATTGGGTAAAAAAGAAAAAAGCAGCACAAAGATCTGCTGGTAGAGGAGAAAAAGGTAGTGGTGGTAAAGGACAATCTCCTGTAAGAGTAAGTTATAAAGAAGCATTAAGTGAGATATTTGTTATTAGTCAAAAAGAAGGTTTAAAGAAAGATTTAATAAATTTTTTACGTCAAGAATTTCAAAATGGCAATTTAAAACCAGTACATGCTGGTATAAGTGTAACGGAGTTTAAACCAGATGATTGGTTAGAAGATATCGCGGATCACACAATTAACCATCTAATTAGTTACTTTGAAACAATAAGAAGCCAAACAGAACGTAACATTTATTCGGCCGTACCAATGTCATCCAACTAAGAATATAATATTAAAACCTATTGAATGTTACATAGTTATATAGTACTATAAGAAATATATGAGTTACTATATCAAAGATACAACAATAGACAAAGTAGTCACATTCGATGACCCAAATGATGTCGTTAGCTATTTGGAGAATCTATGTCGCACCAAACTTCGTAAAACCCGCAAAGAACTAATGTTTGAGATGGAAAGTCTCGGACATGGATTCGATGATCGTCAAGGAGTAAATTTTACTGCTATGATGGGTGAATACTTTGAAGTGGGAGCACTAAAGAAAGATGGTAGAATGGTTCGAACCAACATACATGAGTTGGCTAGAAACTTGAAATATCGTAAAGAAATGGGTGATTAAGTTTATGATTAACTTGGATATCAAGTGGTCCGATCCAGTTCAAATCGAAAAAAACGGTGATGTAACATTTCAACGTGAATGGGTAATTGACCCCATTTATCTAAATCAATTCTTTGCTTACTGGAAAGTAAACAAAATGACATTGAAAAGTAAAGGTTACGGAGTCGTTAAAAGAGAACAAAACTGGGTACTTACACAAATCAATGATAATCCAACTTTATTTAAAGATCCAAAAAAACCCAAACAAAAAGCAGATGAAACTCTGCCATTGTACGAAGTCAAAACGCCAGATGGATTGCGTCCATGGCAAGTTGGCGCAGTAAGTAAGATAGTATCGTCTATTAAAAAGTGGGGAGCTGCCGTTGATGGTAGTGATGTCGGCGTTGGCAAAACGTATAATGCATGTGGTGTTGCTCGTGAATTAAACATGGACATTATGATTGTATGTCCTAAAGCAGTTAAAGAGAGTTGGAAACGTGTTATTAAAAATCACTTTAAACTGTGGGGTAAATGTGTAGGCATCGTTAATTACGAAACTTTACGTACAGGCAAATCAGATAGTATGTTTGCATCATATGTAAAACGTAGAGATACCCATCGTAAAGAATTCGTCTGGAAAATACCTAAAAACACTCTTATTGTTTGGGATGAAGCACAAAAACTAAAGAATGCTAAGACCAAGAACAGTGAGATGTGTATGGCAGCTCTCAAACAAGGTTACAAAATGTTGTTTTGTAGTGCTACTATGGCTACTAATCCACTTGAACTGCGCACTGTAGGACAGTGTATTCAATTGTTCAAGAACAACAAACAGTATTATGAATGGGCATATGCACATGGTGTTACTAAAGGTAGATTTGGATTAGAATTTCGTGGTAATACAGATGCTTTAAAGAAACTAAGCAATGACATATTTGTTAACAGAGGCGTTCGTCTCAATCGTGATTCCATTCCTAACTTCCCAGAAAGTCAAATTATCGCTGAATGTTATGAAATGGATAAAGAAGACCAAGACAAGATTAATTCAGCATATGCAGAAATGCAACTTGAGTTGTTAAAGATTGAAAAATTACTCAAAAAAGATAAAAAGAGTAGTGAGCTAACAGCAATACTACGTATGCGCCAGTCTATAGAAATGATAAAAATACCATTATTTATAGAAATGATAACGGAAAGTTTAGAAAATAATATGTCTGTAGCTGTTTTTCTTAACTTTACGGAAAGCATTAATGCTTTAGCTGAAAGATTAAATACTAAATGTATAGTAAACGGCATCGTAAAGGATAAAGAACGACAAAATAATATTGATGATTTTCAATCCGATACACAACGCATAATATTAATTAATATAGCCGCTGGCGGAGCAGGTATTTCACTTCACGATATAAACGGCAAATATCCGAGAGTATCTTTAATAAGTCCGTCATACTCAGCTGTTAATATGAGACAATCGATGGGAAGAGTGTGGCGAGATGGTGCCAAGAGCAAATCTATACAAAAAATTGTTTTTGTTGCGGGAACTATTGAAGAAAGAGTATGTAACACAGTAAATCAAAAACTTGCAAATTTAGATCTTTTAAATGACGGAGATTTAACTGATTCAATTATTAATAAATAAGTTCTTTCACGTTTTATGTCTTCACTTTATATTTATAAATATATGAACCTAAATAACTTATGGGAAGAAAAAAACTCAATAGAACAGAGGAAGAAATCAAAGAACAATCTAATCTTCGATCAAAACGATATTACCAACGAAATAAAAAAGAATGCAACAGAAAACGAATGGAAAGATATTGGATACAAAAATACAAATCAAAAACGTTGTCCGAAATGTAATGTGAATCAAGTATATAAATCTCTAAAATTGTTGAATCGAGCAATCAAAAAAAATGTTTTTTGTAAAAAATGTGTATTAAAAGGAAGAATTTTGTCTCCAATGACATATGAACAAAAAATTAAATTAAGTGTCATTCATAAAAAAAACGGTACGGGAAAGTGGATGAACGGTAGAACTTTAACCGATAAAACAAAAGAAAAAATAAGTAACTCACATAAAGGTAAAAAATTAAAAACCGAAACTAAATTAAAACAATCTTTATCTAAATTAGGCGATTTAAATCCGGCAAAAAGATTAGATGTGAGACAAAAAATATCAGATTATCAACGTAAAAATAAAAGAACAATATCTGAAGAAACTAGAAGAAAATTGTCTATTAAATCCAAAGAAAGCATATTAAAAAGAATTGAAAAATTTGGCAAAATATGTCCTAATTTCAATCCAAATGCATGTAACTTTTTCAACAAATTAAATGAACAAAATAATTGGAATTTACAACACGCATTAAATGGCGGAGAAAAAAGAGTTTTATGTTATTTTTTAGATGCTTATGATGTAGAAAGAAATATCGTAGTTGAATACGATGAACCACATCATTATGATATTAAAGGTAATTTAAAAAACAAAGATTATAAAAGAATGATTGAGATTTTCAATCATTTAAAATGTAAATTCTATAGATATAATGAAGTTACGAATCAATTAACTGAAGTTAACTTGGATTTACTTAACGATGGAGATATGAATTATGTCTAAAGAAAATAATAAATACACAGTAAAATCAGCTAACTGGTCTATGACTGTTAGTGTAAATGAAGAAATCTTTGACGATCCACACATTGAAGCGTGTACTAGATGTATCGAACGAAAAATTAAATCCCTAGAACCAGATGAAGATTTTCTTGTTAATCCCATCATGTTTGTTAAAAGTTTAAAGCGTAAAAATAGCAAAGAAAAAATTGTTAATACATACAAAGTACTTTTAAATGCGGGTTTTCCAAGCAGAGCGGAAACACTGCGTAAAGTATTTTATGATTCTACAGAAGTGGATCTAGCAATCGAACCGTTATCATCGTCTAAATACTAATGGATAATATATTTGATCAACAACAGATTGTTAAAAAGTTAGAAGAACTGGATGCTTTAAAAGATAAAGTTGAAAAGCTTTTATCTTTGAGTGAAATCGGACAAGATGTTCGAAAAGAGATTGAAGAGTTTAAAGAATTACGCAATAAAGGCGTTTCTATACCACATTTAGAAAAGCAATTTGCTGATCAAATATATCCTAAACGATCAAATATGGGTAGATTCAGTAGACCCATAACTGAATCTGAAATACGTGAGGCTCAAGAAAGAACTCCCTCAGCAAAATTTGCAGCTAGATTGTTGGGGGTTAGTTATAATACATATAAAAATTATGCAAAAAAATATGGCATTCATAAAACAAAAGGATGGCCAATTGTAAAAGGAAAAACTGCTCCTAGAAGTTTAAGTAATCCACACGTTGGAAAGTATCCGATCAACGATATTCTCGACGGTAAACATCCAGACTTTCCAATTCATAGACTCAAAGACAAACTTATTAGAAGTGCTATTAAAAAAGCAGAATGTGAACAATGTGGTTTTCATGAACGTAGAATTACAGATGGCAAGATTCCATTGTTATTAAACTTTGAAGATGGTAATAACAAAAACCACAAAATAGAAAATATACGTATGTTGTGTTATAACTGTACATTTACAAGTGGTAAGGGATATATTAGTAAAGGTCCAAAAGTATTTGATCCAGATATCTTACAAGACAGCAAAAAAATATTGAAACAACGTTTTTGATTATATTTAATTATAAATGGACAATTATCATCATTTACTATCTAAGCACAAAGTATTAATTTCATTTAATATTGCTAAAAGAATAAAACCATCCCAAATAAAGTCCATTCGTAAAAAACTAGAAAGTAAATTTACTGATCCAACTGTGATTGAAAAAGAAATCAATAAAGAAATTAAAAGAAAAACAAAAATATTTTTGGATAATAATGAAATACCAGGGTTAATTCACAATAATGATTATCACAAAACAGGCATTTATATAAACAAAAAAGTACAAGTAAAAATATTAAATTTAGCTAATAAAGTTGCAGCCTATTGTAATAATAATAAATTCACAAAAGAACATGTTATATTTTTTGTACAAGCACTTCTTCATTTATTAAAAATATCAAACGATGACATGCAACAATTCAAACAAAAATATAATATTAATCAAGAACCCCCAGATGACTATTTAGATGAAGATGATATTGACGAAGACGAAGAAGAAGAATGAAATTTTTTATGGATATACTAAATATTAATGACATCGAACCTTTTATTAAAGGAAAAAAAGTTGTATTTGTTACAGGCGTAACTGGACAAGACGGAAGTTTCATGGTTGACTACCTACTTAAAAATACAGATTGTTTTGTAGTGGGGGGTGCCAGAAGACTAAGTATCAAAAACCACGAAAATATTAGACACTTAGAAAACAATGATAGATTCAAATTAATTAATTTTGATCTGAGTGATGCACATAGTATTAGCAAAATTGTAGAAAAGCTAAAACCAGAGTACTTTATTAATTTGGCAGCACAGACATTCGTTGGTAGTAGCTGGGACTTTCCAGCTCAAACTTGGGAATGTAATACAACCGGGGTAATTCATATTCTTGAAGCTATCCGTCAACATAAACCAACTTGTAGATTCTATAATGCTGGTTCATCTGAAGAATATGGAAATGTAGCTTATGTCCCTCAAGACGAAAACCATCCATCTAAACCTCGCAGTCCATATGGAGCCAGTAAGTCCGCAGCTAGACAACTGGTTAAAGTATACAGAGAATCCTATAATTTGTATGCAGTACAAGGATTGTTGTTTAATCACGAAGGCACTAGAAGAGGTGAAGAATTTGTTACCCGCAAGATTACCAAGGGGGTAGCTAGAATCAAAAAAGCAATATCTGAAGGTAAAAGTTTTATGTCAATTGAATTGGGTAACGTTAAAGCTAAGAGAGATTGGAGTGATGCCGAAGACTTTGTAGATGGTATTTGGAAAATGTTAAATCAAACGCATCCTAATGAATATGTACTATCTAGCAATGAAACACATACTATTGCGGAATTTGTTTGGTATGCTTTTAAAGCAGCTGGCATAGAAGGCGCATGGCACGGTGAAGCAGAACAAGCGGAATTTAGTATCAGTACAAAAGATGCAATTAAATACGAACCAGTTGCATCAGTATTGGTTAAAATCAATCCTAAATTCTATAGACCGGCGGAAGTAGACCTATTATTGGGTGATAGTACCAAAGCCAGAAACGAATTAAAATGGAAACCAGAAACATCATTTGAACAACTTGTGGAAAAAATGGTACTTAATGATCTAAAACAAATTGGACTATGAGTGAATCCTATACATTATATAATGAAACAGTAATGGATCATTTTATTAACCCTCGAAATATGGGTGATATTAAAGATGCCGATGCAGTTGGTGAAGTAGGTGCAGCTGCGTGTGGTGATATTATGAAAATTAGTCTTAAAATAGATGATGTTACAGGAACAGTTACAGACGCTAGATTTAAGACTTTTGGTTGTGGCAGCGCAATTGCCGCTTCATCTATGGCAACTGAATTAATAAAAGGCAGAACTATAGATGAACTTGAAAAAAACTTTAGTAATGATAATATAGTAGAAGCACTAGGCGGCTTACCGCCTGTAAAAATTCATTGTTCAGTTTTAGCCTCTGAGGCACTTAATGCAGCGTTAGAAAATTATAAAAAAAGAAAAGGAATATAAATTATGTTTAACAACAAAATACAAGGAATGAATCAAACCCCAAATGTTAATTTTGGATTGAAAGATACACAATCGGTACAATGTACTGAATGTCAAGGCGCTGTTTTTCAAAACGGTGTTATGTTTAGAAAAGTAAGCAAAATTCTAGCCGGTACAGATAAAGATGCGTTGGTACCAATTAATATACCATATTGTGTCAATTGTCTGGAACCATTGGATGAACTATTACCACCTGAATTAAAAAAAGTAAAGTTTAGTTTAGAACAATAAAAACAAACCCCTCGTATGAGGGGTTTTTTATTTTATACCTTAAGAGTCTTTGGATAATATTGTAATTTTGAAACTACATAATCTGTACTATAAAATGCACATTGTTGTCCATGACCAATGTAAAATTTGTTAAAATCATCCAAATGGTCAGATGATCCTAACTCATAATCCAATAGTAAATCGATATCATCTAAATATTCTTTTTCAGCCCCAAACTTTCCACAAATAATTCTATTACCAATCTTCTTTGCTGTATATGTACATAAACCAAATCCCTCGCCACGATTCAATGTAAAATATACATCTCCGAACTTATGAATAGTATCAATCTCATCATTATTTAAATTTTCAAAACAAAATATAATTTTAGGCAAATCTTTAAACTGTCTGGTCAATTCAACTATTTTATACTTCAGAGCATCGGTTTCTTTTTTACTAAAAATCTCAATATATGTTTTAATAAACAAACATACGTTATCCTTATTGGTAAACTTCTTACAAAATGAACTAATAACTTGAGTTAAATTTTTTCTATAATTAAACTGGGATATGTTATAATAAACTGTATTTTGTTCTATTAAATTTTTAATTAATATCTGATTATTTGTAAATTCTGTGCCATTAAAAAGAACAAATTTATTATACAAATCAATCGAATTAACGTTTGTTTTTTGAAATGGAAATATATCATGGCGCCACAAATTCAATGGTTTGTTTACCCCACTTTGTTTAAATGTTTCTACATTAAATTTAGATGGTACGATTATTTCGTCTACACTATTATTAATATGATTAACCCATGTAGGATGTAATCTTGTGGTTTCCCAAGTTGTCAATCCATATACTTTTCTATCTCTGGGAACTTCATCAAATATAGATTTCCATAACTCTGGTGTGTGATGTATAATGACAGAATCAAAATCTATTTTGTTATTTAAACAGTTGAATACCAATTGTTCTTCTTTATTAACCGGTTTATAAAAATTTGATGTTGTAAATTTATCAGACCAATTTACATTATAGCCAGATTGCAACAATTGATAGATATAATTTCTAGCAGCATAACTATATCCAGAATAATTGTTCTGTGATATATATAAAATGTTTTTACCTGATATAAAATTCAAATTTTTGAAGTTATAACTATATAAACATTTATAATCTTTTAAAGAAACAATCGTAAATGTAATTCCGTTTTCAAAAAACGACAAATTCTTATTTATACAAGAATAGTATTCAATATTCTGAGTTAAAGAAATTTCATCAATGTGCCTTATATTTTTAGAAAATGGATCCTCCCAGATAAATAAAGCTGGTTCATCTCTCAATGGAGCTTCTATTTTAAATCGGACTAACAGTGGATTAATTTTTTTCTCAATTAATGTAACACTCATTTCAAATAACTACAGAATAATCAATCCAATAACATTTTTTTATTATTAACTTTTTCTACAATTCCCATCTTATTCTTTAACATCTGCAACGCAGATTTGGGATTCATCTTACCAAAATTAAATCCCATTATACCATATTGTTGACAAAACTCTTCCAATGCTTGAATATCTTTAGGGTCGTATTGTTCTACTTCCGCATTAATATAACCACTTTCATCAGACACATTTGATTGTTTGCGTCTCAACATAGCTTGATATGGATCAAAGTTGTTAATAGATGATACAGGTGCACTCTGTTGACGCATTACCATCATAGCTTGTAAGTTGCCCATAGGCACTGTTGGCCATTCATTCATAACTTAGAAATAAGTTGTAAAACCAAAGTACTCAGCTAAAAATCTCTTTAAGAACTCTGAGTTTCTACCTTTTAATTCTTTACCGCCAGCGTATCTTTTATACTGACTTTTCATACCTTCTAAATCATTTTTTAATGCAAATTCGGTAAACTTAGGAAATTTCTTCAATGTACCCATATTGAATACAAAGTCAACAAACATTTCTTCTTGTTGAGGAGTCAATTTAACACTTCCAAGTTCTTTATAAACTTGTTGCTTTGCTTTTGCCAAATCCGTCTTTAATAGAGACTCAGCTTGAGCATCTGTTATACCTTTACTAAAGTCCTCACCTTTTTGTATTTTATGACCATATCCAATAGTATCACTGCCACCTTCAAAACTCTTGTGAGGAAACCACAATTTCTTTTCAACATTATATCCCACTTTACCTTGATTTTCTACTTTCTTAATATAGTCCATAAAAGACCCAACCGATTTTTGCACACTTTGTGTTATAGCTGCTTGATCCGTTGGTTTTATTTTCGAGGCATCTACTTTACCACTCATTGCACCCAATCCAATTGCTCCGGCAGCAACCCAGTCTTTCCAACCTTCTTCAAGATCGTGAGCAACTTTTACTTCATCAAACTTTCTACCTTGTGGACCAAAGTGGTCTAGATGGTGATACACATCATCCAAGTACTCACCGGCTAAGTTCAACTTAGCTTTTACCCAGTCTTCCAACTCAGAATCTGGTTGCAACATTTTTTCTAATTCTTTGGCATCATTGTTAAGTTGTTTTAAAGCACCCATAGCCATACTGCTATTGAATTCTTTTAACATATGACGTACAACCACTTCGTATATTTCTCTTACGGGTTTACTTTTTGTCTTTTTACCCATCTGTCTTAACTTTCTGGCTTTACAATGTGCCTTCTGACTAAAGCCTTTGGGATTACTGCAATTAATACTCTTCTTATAAGTATTTGTCCACTTTTCATCTATTTGGTCGTTAGAAGTACCAGATTCCTTTTCATCACGATAAAACTTCAAATAATCGCGTACTGTAGCTACATAGTCACAAGCATGATTCAACTTAGCTTTTACCCAGTCTTCTAAGTTATCATTTACATCGAACATCGATTGTAGTTTTTCACTATAATCAATAATCTTTGTAACATCACTCTGTGCCATTTCTGCCGATTCATTAATAGTTTCGGGTTGCATTAATTTGTTCATCGTATTATTCTTTTGTGCTTTTTTCAAGTCCTTGGTTTGTATTGGTAACAACTCAGACGCAGAATATCTAGCTTGATCGCCGGTAAACTTATAATAACGTGGTAATGTGGCGATATCCCAATCGGTATTGACAGGATCTACTATTTGTAAAAAATAATAAGACTTATCATTATACATGTCAGGTGAGGGTCTTGCTTTATCAGAGAAAAACCCCAATTGTCCTGTGCGTCTAATCTTGAAAAGAGGCATAAAATTATATTACTTTTTCTTTAATTTACTAAGTGTCATTGCTAGTCTAGCACGTTGACCAACTTTACCACCCTTTTTTGCTGCTGCTGCTAACTTACCGGCTGGAATTTTTTCTCCAGTTGGAACGTGTAGTGATTTCTTCAAAGCGCCTGGTTTACTAATGGCTTTTTGTATCCATTTCTTTTTAGCTTCATCCATTGAATCTGATTCATCGGATGTAATGTCATCGACAGATTCATCGCTTTCGTCGCCAGCTTTAATTGGCAATTGATCGCTGCTCATATTAGCAGCTTTGGCTTCTACATCATCTTCAGCAGGCACCACTGCATTTGCATCTTCTGGTCCAGCTGGAGTTTGTTCTACATCTTCTCCAGAAGGAGTTAGTTGTGTCATTAATAAAGCGTGAAGTTTTTGAGCAAGTTCACGATCCAATGTAATAGTTACAGATTCTTTTTCTGCATCTACATTAACATCGTCTTGTTCAATTTCATGAATCATTTTTTTGATAACTTCTTTTAGTTGTTGTTTATTCATAGTTTGTTTGCTTTCTGCATATCCGACAAAATCATATCCACTACCATTTGTACCAGATCCAATCATTGTTCCGTCTGATGGGTATGGACTTTCCATAGCTTGAGCTGGATAAGCTTCACTCATTCTCCAACCACCGCCTTTACTCTTATACCATTTAGCAGCCCAACCATTAGCATAAGCTGAATTACCTGTTATTGTTATCAAACCATTTTGATACATAACCCAAGTATTATTTTCAGTTGTTGGACACCATACATCTTCGTTTTCAACTTTTTCAAATTTAATATTTTGAACCGAATGATATTTTTTATTTCTAATAAAATTAGCAGATGTAATATAATCTCTATCATTTACTGAAACGTAGTAACCACTTAGATAAGCTGCGAGTAATCCAGCATCTAAATGATCTGAATTTTTTTGTACAAATCCAAATGTATGTCGTCCTTCTATTTTAGAAGATGTACCTTTATCCCAACCATCATATATTATTGATGCGGCTAAAAATGCTTTTCTTTGATCTGAACTCATATTAATTACATTTTCAGTCCAATTGTCAAATTTTGAAAAATCTTCTAATAAAATTTTATTTTCTGTTTTTAATTCAGCACACATTACGATCCTAGATCTTTTTGGCAAATCTTTGGTTTCAATTAATTCTGTAGTAGAATAATCATTGCCTCTTCTAACTACCCATTTATGATTAGGTGTACATTTGATTGAAAATCCGGTTGGTTTAAACATTCTCATCATCTCGGCGTTTTCAAAAAAATTAAGATTTATAATTGGTTTCCATTCCAGTTCATCTTTTTCTATATTATATGTAAGAATTAACTCTCCTTTATTTAATTCTTCATATGATTTCCATCCGTTTTTTGTTAACGCTTTACTATCCAATGGTACACATGGATAAACATCAAATTTTGAACGAGCGGCTGATTTAGCTCTAGCCCAAAGTGCGGGATTGGTTGGTTTTGGTTTTCTTTTACCTTTACCAGATTTTCTTCTTTTCTTTTCGTCTAACATAGCTTCTTCTAAGCTACTAAATACTTGTTCTTCAAGTTCGATATCAATAGTCTTGTTTACAACCGGCTCACTACGTCTTCCATCAACTTGACCATCTGAAGTATTTCCAATTTTTCCGTGCATATTTCCTTTCTTTAATCCACCGACACCAATTCTAGAAGGATCATTTAAACTAGTAGTTGGATCGCCAATACCAGAACCAGTACCTGCTTGAAATTCCTTAGCCAATCCTGCATTAACTAATTTTGTATAATACTTAGGATCTTCAGTTAAATGATCCATTGCGATAGATTTTGCAATTTCAGTATCGTTTGTATGTTCCATTTCAATTTGTATACCTGTACTTAATTGAATTGGATCGATATGATTTGTCGGTGTTTTATCACCAACTCCTCCTGGCAATTTATCTAAATTGTTAATCATTTTTTAGTCCTTGTTGAAATTTTGAAAAGCTTTTACCACTACCAGCTCCTGGATCAATCATCCATCTACGTCCTCTCATTGGGTCACTGCCAATACTTGGATCGTGAAATCTGCCGTCGCCAATATAATGCCAACCTTTGTGAAGCGGGTCAGCTTTACGATACGTGGGTTTATCTTTAGCAAAGTTAGCCATATTAGTTCCAGTTTCTACGTTGTTTTTTTGCTTCGTGTAAATTTCTCATTATTTCAGCTATAGCTTTTTCTTGTGGGGTGCGATAATCTGGTTCCTCTGACTTTTCAGGTTCATCTGTTATATCCAACATATGAAGTTTACTGTAGTATTGAGGATCTTTCTTTAGATTATTCACAACGTTTTGTTTGGCTACTTGTTTATCTTTTAATACAAGTTTCTTCATTTCATAATCAATACCCATAATAACTTCATCTGGAGTTACTTTGTATTTGATTTTTTCAACATCCCCCACATAATCTCTTGGATTTTGACCAGTATACGGACCAAATGGAGTTACTTTTGACATTGAATCTTTAGCACTAACTGTAATTTTACTTTTGTCTGTTAGTGTGCCAAAATGATTTGGATCTTGAGATACGTCAGGGCTTGCAAAGGTAGATAAATCAGAAGCGCCAGAAACAGCTCCTCCTTGAGCAAAAGGTAAACCTTGCATCATTCTGTCGCCGGTATCTCCCAATTCTTGTAGTTTAGACATATACTTATAAATATTGTTTATTTGAAGATATATTCAAAATCTTTAATCATGGAACATGTGGATCGTTCGTTTAAAACATATTTATATGAATTTTCTATTTTTTCTATATCGGGACTAAAATTCTGCATTAAAAATTTTAATTCTTCTAAATCAGAATATACGTTTCCATATTCCATCATGTCAGTTGCACCTGCAATGTTTCTTGATATCCACGGAACTTTATTAATCATGGCATCTAGCAATACCAACCCAAATCCTTCATCAATACTATTCATGATATATAAATCAGCATTGGTTAAAATATTCAAATAATCCGATCTGTTATCTATGGAGTATATCATAATATTATCATTACTAATATTTGGTTTGTCTCCTATATAACCAGTTAGTATCAATTTTGTATTGGGTATATTTGAATCTAGAAATGTTTGTATCAACTCATCGAATCTCTTATGATGACCAAATCCGCCTGAACTACAAAAATATCTAAATTTATTATTTGATTTGACGCCGATGGAGTTTTGTATATCAGATGCATATCTTATATATTTTGCTTTGTTTAAACAATCATATTTGATTATGTGTTTATAATCATATGATGTACCCCAACCAACTGCAGTCGCATATTTAAACCCATTAATTGCACTTTCACTGTCCGACGGTTTTATTATCCAATACAAAATTTTAGATTTAATCTTAGTAATATTATTTAACGCATAATCTTGAATAGGCATATCGTTGCCGTGAATAATAATCCAATCATATTCATTTGAGAACAATAAATTTCTATCATTTACAACCCGCACTTTTCCATAATTTCCATTTGAAACGTCTGTTAACACTGATACATCGTATCCTATATTTGTTAAACCATCACTTATTAATTTAACATTATATTCCGACCCTCCGTTGTAAGGATATGTTCGATGAACAATAAACAAAAGCTTCATATATATATGTATGAATGATACTTTTATAGATGATATCGAAAAATCAGATTTTATTAAAATGTTTGGTTATGGTTATTACGAAGATTGGAAAGGGTACGAATATAATGCGGAACAAGAAATTGTTAAAAACTGTCTTTCACCATTTTATAACAAACATCACGATGTATTAGAAATTGGGTGTGGTGGTGGTATGTGGACTATCAACTATCTTTCTCCAAATTATAAACTAATTCATTGCATAGATGTTGTATCTCCAACATTTAAATTAAATGACAATATTAAATATATAGAGGTAGATTCAAAAAATTACTATTGTACTGGGATTGATGACAATTCGATAGATTTTGTATGGAGTTTTGGAACATTTTGTCATTTTAGTAGACTTGCGTGTGAAGAATATATGAAAAATATTTATAAAAAAATGAAACCAGGAAGCAATGGTATTATTATGTTTGCAAATTGGAATCGTAATTTTAAATTAAAACATATAAATACAAAAGATAAATGTGGGAATTGGTATCATAATAATGAACAATATACAATCAATATGATGAGTAGTTTGAATTTTAAAAATTTAAAAGATATGTTACCAAATTTTAGAGATTCTTTAATTTATTTTGAGAAATAATAACTACTAACCAATCATTAATTTGTTCTTCTTCTTCAATAGTCAGTTGACAATCAATTGTTGAATTTGGTAGATGATCATTCACACAAACCTCATCTCCATGTTTATTACTAATATAAAATTTGGAGTCTTTAATAAAAAAATTCCAATTATGTAATCCTTGATAATTTTCAACCATACCTTCATTTATTTTGTGTTCTAAAATAACATATTTATTAGAAACATTCACCATTTCCTGAATGCATTTAATTGGGTTGAATGTGTGGTCAATGCTGTTTCTAGCATAAACAATGTCGAATGAATTATTTTTAAAAGTCAATGATAACTCCGATGCATCTATAGGTATCGGAATTGTTGGTGGATAAACATTATATTGATTATACAATCCATAATAATTTTTTGCTAAATAATCTACTGCTGTTAATTTTATATTTTTTGTAGATTTTCTTCCTAAAAATGGGACCGGACCGGATCCTACATCTAAAATTGTTATTTCTATTTTATCTATTGAATCTACCAATGATTGAACATTTTTATGTAATGGCAATTCTATATCCAAACGTTTCTTAACATATTGATGTAAATATGAATTTGTATCTGTTGCGTATTTATAAAAAACATGATTCCAATGAGATAGTTCCACATCTACTAAGTTTTTCCAATCTTGAATATTCATAGACATATATATTTTTTTATGAATGTTATTGTTTCGTTTAATACAAAAAATAACCCACATAATATTTCTCAGAATGTTGAAGAAAGTATTAAGCAATCGTGCAAGAATTGGAATTGTAAATATATACGCATAGAAACATCACTTCAACCAGATGGATTTCATGATATGTTTACAAAATTTTATTTACCACATCGGGTAATAAATTTTGATCGGTGTCTATATTTAGATACAGATGTTGTCATAAAACACGACGCACCAAATCCATTTGAAACATTCGTAGATATTAATAATGTATATGTTGTTAAAGACATGCAACAATCTTTTTTATCAGATGAAGTGAAGAATGATTTTAAAAAAGTACAATTATGCAGTCCTTGGTACGATCAATGTAAAAATGCATTAAAAATTGATCTGGATCACAACGAATATTGTAATGGATTTTTTAATGCGGGTGTGTTTATGTTTACTCCAAAAAATCATATATGTATATTTGACAAAATAATAAATTCACTGTCTCTAATTTCAAACGAATATAAGCAAATTCATCAAGTGGAACAAGCACTTCTTAATTATGCAATGATGGGATATTTGAAAAACCAACTAGTTTACATACCAAAAGAGTGGAATTATATAGATCCACCATTAGATTCTTCTGTTATGGAAGGGTATATTTATCATTTTACAGGATGGAAATATCAAGAATACAAGGAAAAAATCAAAACATTTGATTTATGGCAAAAATAGCATTATTAACAATTGCAACAAGCAAATATACTTCATTTTTAGAACCACTACATAAAAGTATATTTTTAAAGTTTTTACCGAATCATGATAAAACATTATTTGTATTTACAGACGTAGATATAAATTATACAAATACAAATGTAATTAAAATCAATCATTTGCCGTGGCCGATCACCACTTTAATGAGATTTTTTTATTTTACTAATATATCAAACATATTAAAAACATTTGATTATGTTTATTATATTGATTGTGATATGTTGGTTCATTCATCCATAGATGAAGAAATACTACCATCAAATAATGAAATGATTGCTACAAAACATTTCTACTTGGAAAATTCTACCGGTACATATGAAACAAACACACGATCAACCGCATATGTGGAAGTAACAGATGAACTATATGGAAAATATTGCCAAGCTTGTTTTTTTGGAGCATCTTCACATATATTTGTAAAAATGTCGGAAGAATTAAATGAAAACATCAATATTGATCTAAAAAATAACTATATCGCTTTGTGGCACGATGAATCACATTTTAATAAATATATATTAAATAATCCGTCTAGATTATTACATTCGGGATACACACATCCTCCATGCATCTATGAAAAAGACAATAAAAATCCAGTAAAATTATTGCATTTAAATGCACATGCTTCTGGAATTAAAGACATTAATATTATTTCATAGGATGATAAAAATATTCACCTGTTAAACACGGATCTATTTGATGCCATGTAATAAATTTATCTATATCAACTCTTCCTTTTTTAAGATTTGTAAATTTTTGAGCTAATGTTCCACCTCTGAGTTCAGACAGCATATTATTATATAAATGTTTATTTGTAAATAATTCATTTACACATTGTTCTAATATATGTTTTTTAAAATAAATGCATGTTGATTGACCATATGCATATAATGTTTTAAAATGATAATGATATTTATTTGTTAATCTGTATCTTTCTACCCATTCCCATGTCTCGTTTGCTGGATAAGATATATTATTACCAAAGAAATCTAAACTTGTATCAAAAAAATAATCAATGGGAATATTACATATTGTATCATATTCATATAAAAAATATGCATCATAATTTGGGCATTGTAAAAAGCCATCGTAAATAAATAAATCTGGGTCAAACCAATCTACATGATGATTTGGATGCGTCTCTCTTAATTCAAAATTTGTGGGGTATTTGTCTTTATTAACAATCAGAGAATTTGGTAATAAACTGTATCCTTGAAATCCAATTGGATGTACATCCCATGTCGGATTTAAATTTATTAAATTATTAAACCGTTCAATAATTTTGTCATTAACGTAATGATGGCTGAATAATATGACACGTGACATATACGTATAGGTATGAAATGTGATATATTGACTTTTAATAATTATGTTGGAATTTTAACAGACTCAATATTATTGAGGAATATAATTAAAAAAATAACAACGGATGTTAGTATTACTTTTCTAGATACAATCGATTTTAATTATAAATCTGATATTGCTATTTGGATTCAAAATTATCATTCAAATATGTTAGATAATTTTAAATTTAACATTTTTTTTATTAATGAAGAATGGTTTGATCGTTCATTTGAGGATCTAAAAAAATTTAACTTCGTTGTGTGCAAATCAATGTATGCATACAATTTACTAAAATCACATTGCAATTGCGTTTGTTTACCATTTGTGTCACATGACTATTATCGTTCGGATATACAAAAAACTAATAAATTTTTGAACTTCATGGGACGATCAATACAAAAAAATACTGAATTAGTATTAGAACAAGAATTGCCAATAACACTCATAGATCCATACTATAGATACAGTCCTAAAAATAATATTTCTCATGTAAATACATACCAATCAACAAATCAAATAATCACATTATTAAATTCTCATTCGACACACATTTGTATTAGTTTATATGAAAGTTGGGGACATTATTTATTCGAAGGACTGTCCACTGGATCGGAAATTATATGTAGTGATATTCCAGTATTCAAAGAACAATTGGACACTTCGTTAGTTCACATGTTGCCTACATCAAAAAATATTAACTTGCAATATTTGTTTGATAATGATAATGTATCAAACTTATATCCATTTAGGCAAAGTTTTTATGTAGATCCAACGGAATTTAAAAATAAATTAAAAACGTTCGATCCTATTGGCAAAAATAAACAACGTCGTGAAATGTATCTTGATATTATGTCTAGAAATCAAACAAATCTATTGAATTTTTTCAATCAATTATTCTAAATTTGACATTTTCAATATATTTTTGTTTATTAATTACAATTTTTAGACTCACGTAGTCATTAATGCCGGAATATATATTAATATTGTCATGGTCGGTTGTAACTGTCATAGGAAATATAACATCAACTATTGTGGGAGTTATGTCTAATTTTCTTTTCCAATCGAAATAATTTCTAAATATTTGATTTTCATAACCTTCTACACTACCAAAAAGTGGATCGTTACAATATTCAATTGGAGTTAAATCGTCATTTAATTTTAAAATCCCAACGTAATATTTTAAATTAATTCCGTTGTGAGTTACATAACTATGAAACAGTAAATGCTTAATACCATTTATTTCAAAGACATTTGTACTCAAACCAGGATTACCGTATCTTTCAACCCATGGCTGTAAATTAATTTGTTTTTTATAAACGATATTTTCATTAGTATCCATAATTGTATATGGATTTACATGATAAATTATCTTGTCATTATAAAATTGCCAATGTTTTTCAAAATGCGCATTTTGAGTTTTAAAATGTGTAAACTCTTTTTTGGTTAAATTATACTTTTTAAACTCAACATTTATTATTTTTTCAACATCATGCTTATCTCGTTTACAACAACACACACTAATTTCAGATTCATTTATAAATCTAGCATCCTCATAACTCCATAGATACATGTCATCCATGTAATGTTGTAATAAAACAATATCATGATCATCTACAATATCACTGACCAATAGTTTATCTTCAAACTTACTTTCTCTACGAAATATGGTTCTTCCATTAAAATGAGATGGATTGAAATAATTGTTGACGCCATCAAATTTTTTCAGAACTTGTATTTCTAAATCTTTTAAATCAAATGTCATATATACATGTTATATGTTGTTTGGGATCACCGTCAATTTTATAATTTATTTCTCTAGCGTTCTTTGGATGAAACCCGTTATTTTCTAAGATCTGCCAAGTATTTTTATACTTCCCGTCAACCATATCATCGTTAAATCTTCTTCCGGATACAACAAGCTTATTAGTCATTTGCTTAATATTTTGAAGATAATTGTTAAGATCTTTTTCATGTATATGTTGAAAAACAATTGTTGCGTAGATACAATCAAATCTAAACGATTTCAGAGTATCCCACTCAGAAAAAAGTTGAATGTTAGGATAATCTTCAATATTTTTATTAAATTTTTTAATAGAATACTCTTTTGCTTTTTTTAACATATTTGGATTATCATATCCATAAAATTTCCATTTTGGTAGAATTTGTGAAAACTCAAAAATATTACGTCCTACTCCACATCCAAAATCAAGTATTGATAAATTATTGTTTCTATCGCCAATCATCGGAGTTAACCACGTATCTGATTTTATAGTTTCACACGTTCCATTAGTTAATACCAAATCAACGACTTTATTTAAATTGTATGTGTCAACATATAACCACCCATTAAAAGAATTATTCATAAAAAATAGTAAACCGGAATGTATTTTTAATACATATTAACATGAGTTTCGATCAATATACGTTTCCTGAATTAAAAATAATACCAGATATTTATAAAAACAAAAATAAATGTTTTATTTTGAAAAATTGTATTATTGATTTAACAAATTTTTCTAAGCTTACGTTGGACGATGTTTATAATAATATAAAAGTATACAGTGAAAATTATAGAATTAAAAAATACATTAATAGACATCCTGATACTAATGCTTTATGGTATGACGAAAAAAATCCTAGCTTAGAATATGGTGAATATTCCGAAGAATCTAAAAATTTAAAAATAGATGTACACGTAGATGAATTGTTTTTTTGCTATGATTATTTAGAGTGGAATTACAGTCATTTTTTAACAGATGTATATCCAAAAATGTGGTATTATCCCCAAATATGTAAAAGCAACTCAAATGTTAAATTTGGTCAAATAAGACCCATAATAAATTATGCAAATGATGTAAACGATAAAAGTTTTATAAAAAAGTTGAGTTTTAGAAGTGATTTTGCTGAAGATATCACTGACTTTTATTTGAAACACAATAATTTATTTGATAAATTTTTGCCTTTAGAAATGGGAAAAGTTTATCACATTGATACGTTAATTTTGCCTGTACCATATACTTCTCAAGATGTTTGGTTGTGGAACGACACTCAATTCGAATTATATAACTTATTAGTTGAAGAAAGCAAAAAAGTAAAAAGAACATTTGCAAAAAATAATTTTATATCTAGATTGGATACTCAAAAAAACGGATGGTATCACTTTAGATATATGACGAACGAAAAAGAAGTTTATAAAGAAATAGAACCTTTAGGATTTGAGAATGTAGAATTAATGGATCTTAATATTTTTGAAAAAATAAAATTAGTAAATAATTCAGACTGTATTATACAACAAGGAGGATCCACAACATTTAACATAATTTTTGAATCTCCGGGTACTAAAAATATTATTATCACAGGTCCACATTATGCTGAATGGAAACAAATGTTAGAGTGGTTATGTACAGTCAAACAAACAAAATTACATCTAATTACAAGTGGGGTTGAATTATTGGGTGTGGATATGTATCCAGATGTTTGTAGACGCGTACCAGATCAACCATTTAAATTCAATGATATACAAAAATTAAAAGATTATATAAATTCTTAATTTTTTATATATGATTGAACATATGGACACGGAGCGCCATTACAAATAGGGTGTAATTTGTTAGATTTAACAAATTCTCTTAATTCTTGAAGAGTTTTTCCAAGCCAAATATCGTCGAGTGTATCTTTATTGAGATTGCCTAAGTGTTGTGAACTCCAACAACAAACTCTTACTTCGCCTGTAGCTAATACTTGTAAATTCTCCCACGGATGTTTACAATCTTTTATTTCAAGTTTCATATTTTATGATAAGTAAATTTAATATTTTTTTCATTTGCATAAATTGATATTTTATCAATTTCATTATTATATAGTTCTTGAAACTTCCAAGGCAATTGATCTTCATAATTAAAAGTCCAATTTCTAATTTGCCTATTAAACTGTTCACCTTCCCAATTATTCAATGGCCAAGTATCTAATATGTTTATATTAAGATCTACACATAAATCTATGGCATCTTTCAATTCCAAAATATTTTCTCTCATTAATGTCATGTTTAACGTGATTGTTAAATTCGATTTATATTGTTCTTTATAAGACATTAATTTTTTAATATTTTCAATTACATTATTAAGATTTGCACCTCTTATTTTAGAGTATGTTTCAACATTGGGGGAATCGATAGAAACACTCAAATGTTTTAACGAAGAATTAACTAATTTTATCATTTTTTCTTCGGATAAACTTACCAAATTAGTATTAGTAGATGACCAACTATTATTGTTTAATACTTCTAAACATTTCCAGAATGATAGACTTAAAGTTGGTTCTCCAATTCCATGCAATTGTATAAATTCTGCATTTAATATATACGGTTTTAATTGTTCCAAAGTGTTCTCAGACAAATGAACTTTAGCTCTTCCAAAATTTTCAGCCGACTGAGTACACATTACACATTTTAAATTGCAAATTGATGTAGTTTCTATGTTAAGCGATTTTGGATATAAACTTGTCATATTTTCTCATGGGACTTGTATATATTACGTAATTAAAAAATAACATCGTTATCAATAGATATTGACAATATCTTAACTCCTAGTGTTCTATTATCACCTGATACTATATATGGATCTTTCAAATTTATTTCAAATTCTGATTTTCCAGATGTTTTGATTTTTACTACATTCAAACAATCTGTTTTTAATTCCATTTCATTATTGTCGTAATACAATGTATTATCTACTTCAGAAGTAACCGTTAATGTAACATAATCAATATTGTTTACTATTCCACCAAAGTTTGTAGAGGACCAAATCCATTTTGTAGATTTGTTATTTTCTAAAGAATAAATTCCATGGATAAATTGTATTTGTTTTTTACTATCGTCTAGTTGATTATAATTGATTTTCATAACAGTTTTTCATCAGTTCATAGGCATGGTCTAATTCTGGATATGCCCACTCTTGGTCTACAGAATAATTAGTACTAAAGGTCTCCATACCACTTACTTTATCTATTTTATATTTTACTAGACCATTGTAATCTAAACCAAGATAATCCACTTGACCGCCGTAACCAGTAGTAATTACTTGTTTACCATAATTAAAAGCATCAAATATAGTAAGACCAAATCCCTCTCCTTTATTTAAACTCACATAACAGTCACTAAAACTATGCAATCCCAATATATCCCTATTACTTAAATTATCTAGTATAATATGAATAGATATACCCAACTTATTGGTTAATTTATTAATAGCGTCAATACAATATTGTCTATTGCTAGGATGATAATCTCTATAATGAACTTTAAGTAAAAGTTGGGTGTCTGGATAATTATCATTAAATTTATCAAATACTGTTACTAAATCTTCTATACCTTTTCTAAAATTCAATTCACCTATACTATAAAATGTATATTTGTTTCTTGATACTATATTCCTTACATAATCATATATGGTTATACTGTCTTTATTAATTAAATTCTGACGATGCCATATATGAGGTACAACTTTTACAATAGATTTTACCCCAGAATTTATAAAACATTCTTTGTTAAATACCGATGGCACCCAAACTTCTGGTACAAGATTAATACAATCTACCCACTTTGATGGTAGCTTATTTGTTTCCCATGTGCAATATCCAACTACATTTTTAATTTTATTGTTATGTGTTAACAATAACTCACTCCAAATGTCCGGAGTACTATGTAATATTAAAGTATCGTAACTATCATAAGATATTCCAATTGCACTTTCAGCTAAAGCATCTACATAATAATTCTTATCATTGTTACTATTATCAAATAATAATGGCATCCAACTAACAGACACATTGCGTAAAACATAGTCTGCCAAATAGCCTTTAGCGGCACTAGCATAACCGCTAGTGCCGCTTTGACCAATATATTTAATATTACCTACGTCGTTTATTTCGACGGATGAAAGAATAACTGGTTTACTACTAACTATTCGTGATACTTTCTTTATCATTTACCGATTGTTTTTATCAACTTAGCAATACAAGCCATAAACGTAATCTCTTTATCTACAACCATTGCACTCTGATACATATATTCAGCAACTTCAATAATTACAGTTACTTCTTTACCCGGAGCAAAATCACTAGCTTTAACATACAATTCACTATATAGTTCATCGAATGTTTTTGTTCCAGCATCTGCTACCAACTGTCTGATCTCATTAAATGCTTTTGAATTTGTTTTACTGTCATTCAAAATAGAAATCAAACTAGATTTCAAGTCAACACTTGCATTCTGTGTCTTAACTAGTTTAAGACTTCCACTTGTACTACTCTGTTGTAGATAATTGATTACTTTACGAATGTCAGGATAAAAATTATCCAATACAATCTTCAAGTCTGATAATTCATACTTAACTGATTCTTTATCAAGAATATTGCGTACATAAACAGCTACATCTTTCTTTGTGGGAGGTTCGATCTCAAATACTTGACAACGACTAATCAATGGTTTAATGATCTTTTCCACATAGTTACATGTTAAAATGAATCGTGTAGATTGACTATATGTTTCCATTAGATTACGAAGAGCAGCTTGAGCCTCAGTAGTAAAGAAGTCTGCTTCGTCCAAAATAACAATCTTCAATGCTTGAAAACCAGTAGATCCAGCAAATCCTTTAATCTTGGTACGCACCATTTCAATGCCGTTAGTATCACTAGCATTTATATAAATCACATCTGATGGAATGTTTTTGGTTAGAATCTTAGCAAGAGTGGTCTTACCAGTACCAGCTCCGCCATGAAACAATAAATGAGGAATGTCCTTTCGTTTGATGAAATCATTCAAAATATCTTTCAAATGACTGTCACAAATATAACCATCTACATTACTTGGACGATACTTTTCAGCCCAAAGAGTGTGTGACTGTGATTGCGATTCTGTTTCTTCAGAAAAGAAGCTCATATAATATTAGTCAACGTTTTTGATTTCAACCAAGTAATAGCTACTGTTAAATAGATCGTTGTTAAACTCAACGTGTGCAATACCAGCATCACTGATTTTTAGTACAGCATTTTCACAATCACTGTTGCTAGTGAGAATCTCTTTTAGATACTTGGCACTGAAATGAATAGTCTTGGCAAGAGTATCTTTACCTTCAGTTGCTTTAAAATCAATATTAATACGATTACTATTAACACTACTAAAACCAATAACCAACTTAAGTTTATCTTTTTTATCTTTGGTAAAAGTCAAAGTATCTACGTCACTCAAAGCGTTCTTAGCTTTTACAAAAGTACCAACGAATTCTTTGGTAAGAGGAATTTCCAGATTGAACGGAGGCAACTTCTTGAGTTCTGGTACTTTAGGAATAACACTAAGATCTGCGGTAACGTACTGTACATCAGTACTTTCTCCAGTTAACGATAGTGACACGATTTTATCTTCACGGGTATTAAATGAGATATTTACTTCATCATTCAAAACACTAAGAAGTTTCTTTAGTTTAGCCGTATCATTGATACCAATCTCAGCATCATTCAAACCAGCGCTGTCTTTAATAACCACGAATGAAAGTACGTTCTTATCATCACTGATAGATGCGGTTTTGATCTGTTTGTTTGCGTTATCAACAACCCATTTTACGCTTTCAATGGTTCCGTTGAGTGAATATTTGTCGATAAATGTATTAATTGTTTGTTTCTTCATACTCTACAATCTTATTCTAAGTTTAATGTTTTGTCAATTTTAAAATGTGAAATCGAAAAATTCTTCGGAAGCTTTACGCAAGTCTTCTACAGAACTCAAGCATTTAATGCCGTTTACATACAAATCGTTTGGGGACACATAAAAGTAACCAATTTTATAATCAGCATATGCAACGGTTCTCATTTGATAATATACTTTTACATTACTACTATCATTTGTTCTAAACTCAATATAATAGATTTTAGGATCGCTTAACCTATATAACTGATTCTTCGGAACAAACAATTTATCACACAATATTTGATTTGGCGTAAATTCTACATGTGGACCACGTTGTCCAATAACTACACGTTCATATTTACGAGCAATAACTGTATCATAACTTGTTTTCAACTCTAATGACGATCCCTCTTCGGATATTTTTAATAAATCCTTATACTTCTTCATAACAATTTTAAAAACTAAAAAACTCTTCCAATTTGACATCCGTCTCATTTGGATAACTCCAATTCAACACATTATAAAAGTCCAACAACTTGCCTTTAAGTTCTTGTTCATACATAGCATTTCTGTCTACATATTGTTCAATAAACTCCATAATACGATCAGGATCAGTACCATCCGCTTTCATAGCAATACCTTCGATACCATATTGATTTTGTTTTAGATATACCCACTTGATCTTTTGACCGTGGAAAATCTCAGGTACATCTTTGTCTAACTTCCAAGTCTTCAACAAATCATTATAAGCCAAAGCGGCTTTAGCTTGTGCTGGAGTGCCATCCATAAACTGAAATGGATGTCTAGTCTTTGGATTATAATCATTATCTCCATTTTGACTCTTAAATTTTACACTGGTATTCTTTGCAATCTCAATAACTGGATAAGTAGACATCTTATCTTTAAATTCAAGAATACTTGCGTCAATTTGATCTTTTGGAAGTTTACGCAACATATCATCCAAGAACTTTTGCATAAACTTACGAAAACGAATTGGAAAACTAGTACGAACTACGTCAATACCTTTTACTTCCATTTCATCACACTCAATACCAGCTTTGTTGACGATAAACTGAGCATATCGTTTTTTAGCCAACCAGAAACTAGTTTTAGCAATAACTTCTTGTTTTGCATCAAAACGATGTTTCTCAATATTGAAGTATCGTTTTGCCATTACATCATAGAACTTATTAACAAATGATTGTACATCACCAGTTACTTTCAAAATAGCCTCAGTCATTGCCTTTTCATCATTTAGATCAATATCAGGCATATTCTTTTTGATGATAGGTAATGCACTAGCAAAACAACTATCTGTATCTGTATAGATAACCCAATCTCCTTCTTTCTCATTTAACGAACGTTTGAAACACTCATTAATAGCTTTACCAGTAGATTTGATAATATCCTGACCAGTTATGGTAACAGCGCTTGCATTATCCTTATCATAAAATCTAAAGATCGGTAACCCCAATACACCATAGATTGAATTAAGTAATACTTTTTGTACTTTTTGACGACCATCATAAAATTCATATTTTTCCCATTCTTTTAAATCTGCATGCTTTTTAGCAAGTTTACGAAGATCTTTACGTTCATCGAACCACTTTACTAGAATTTCTGGAATAACCCCAGTCTTGTCTTTCTTACACATTACACCATTACTAGCCACACTCAAATTGCTTTGGGTAACCAATTGTTTAAATTCATCATTGGTATAAACTGTAGATCCAACATGATACTTGCTAATCTTGTCTTGAGCAAACAATCTAGCATTAAATGCGTACAATCGTTGTTCAAGATATTGAGTAAATGGAGTTTTCTTTTGAGCACTATCACCTAGATTCTCATAATCCTCACGAATTTCTTTGGTACGATCTTCTACATAAGAATCATCATATTCAATCTTATTAATTACTGCTACTTTAGTTTCAGGTGATAAGTTAAGACTGATGATGATATTCGGATACATTGATGTAAGGTCCAAGTCAAACACCCAATCATAACGACCTGGAGTAGGAGCTTTAACATAAGCACCTTCAAAACCTTGTTCATTGTCTTCCATTTGAGTTTCATATTCATCACGACCATCCAATGATTTATTTTTAGCAACCTGTCCTTTACGACGTAGATACATAAGAATAGCACCTTCAATGAAACGAGAACTCATTTCATACCATTCATATGGAACGTGACCCTTGTGACAAATAGCCCTAGCCAATTCAATAAACTGTAACTTCTTTTCTAGAGCTACAATAATTTGTACGTCGTTTAAGTTATATTCAATATACTTGTTGATATCAGCTTTGTACAAATCATCCAAACTGCCTTTATAGGCAATCTTCTCCATACCCACGATCTTTTTACCAATAGCTCCAAGAGCATAACTAGCTTCTTGTTTGATATTAAGCTTCTTGTAAAGAGTCATATAATCCAAATGAGTTACCCCAGCTACAATAACTTTTTTATTCCAGTCATTGATATAAGCAACTTGAATTGGACTCAAACGTTTTGCATTGTTTGGACCAATAATATTTTTCATACGACGAAACAGATATGGCATATCGAAGTTATCACTATTCCAACCAGTACTAATAGTAGGTTGAATTTCTTCCCATTTGGTAAGAAAGTGCATCAATAGACTGTCTTCATCTGTAAAACTACGTACTTCTACATTTTCTTTGGTAAAGTCCTGTAGCTTGTGTTCTTTATCCAAAATAAAAGCTGTATATTTAGCTGTACAACTATCATAAATAGCAATAGCTGTAATTTCTTTATCAGCTTCTTCTACGTTTGGAAAGCCACCTTCGGTACTAACCTCAATGTCAAGATATACAACACGATGTCCTTCAGATGGTTCGTCACTATCCTCATAAGCATCAATCAAAATACGAGTTTCTGCTGGAACATCGCTTTCAAATAGACTTGGGTCTTTTGGACTAAATTTGTAGACTTTTTCTAATTCGTCTCCATAAATACTACGATACATTCCACCTTCACGCTTTCGATAAGCATATGGACGATAAGGAACCGTTACGTATCTAGAATTTCCGGTTTTACCGTCGTCCCACAGGTGAATAATATTATTTTTTTTATCTACGTATATATTTTGATACATACAACCACTATACCTTTAATTTAGCAACAAGTCCAGTGAAAACTGCGTGATGTTCTTCTTTTACGTGTTGCGCACATTGTAATATTCTATCCATCAACCGTTTATGTTTAATTGAAACAAATAAACACGGTTCAATTTCTTCGCCACTTAACACAGGTGGATTAATTTTATTAATACAGAACCATAACATTGCTAATTCGTCTTCTGTGAGAGACTCTAGATGATCTAATTTCATTTTAGTTTGATCCCAAAGATGCTTTGTCCGTAATTTACAAATAGTGTGTTATCCAACTTAAATTTTAATGTGGTTAATTCCTTAGAATGTACGTCTTTTTCTTCATCTTCTACTTCTTTAACACTAAAACTATTACCCAATTTTGTAACACTAGCTTCTCTAGCACTCATAACAATTTGTGGAGTAACAACCAAATAGTCTCCTGATTTTAATTCCTTCTTCTTCTTTGATTTGTTATCCAATGCAGTCACTGTACCACTAACTACATATAAGTGAGTAAACTTTTCGTTGGATTTAACAAAGAATGTAGATTGGCCAAATGCTACACTACACAGTGAAGTGAGTAGAGTATTTATATTGGTACCCTCGCTAACACAATACAACTCTCCATTTACAGTAAAGTTAAACATTGCATCTTTGACTTTAACCACTTCAGGCAATTTAAAATCATTTACATATTCAGTACTTGTTTGATTAAAGTATGTGGAAGTGTTTTCTTTCTGAAACACTGCAATACGATATGGTATTATATATGATACACTAGAGTTGGTTGTGTTTATATTAAGACTATTAGTAATAGTATATGTTTTACCAATAGTAGTAGGTAATACGTTTAATTTATTATTAATTACCTCGGTTAATTCTACGTCATTATTCTTATCATATAGATAAAGATCGTTTGCGTGTAGATTAAATGATGTCAATAGAATAGTTAGAAATTTCTTCATATACAATATATAGTTTTTATAGATTGACTTTTATTAATTATACATTAGGATGATAGAATGTCAATTGAAGAAACTAAAGAAATAAAAAAGAAACGAGTCAGTTTTAGCCAATATTCTACATTTCTAAAATGTCCGCAAAAGTGGTATTTGGATTATGTCAAGAATCTTCGGGTTAAAGATGATAATATTAATACTACGTTTGGAACTGCCATTCATCATGCATTTCAAACATATCTTACCGCATTATATAAGGAAGGTGTCGGTATTGCCGACTCATTAGATGTAAAGAAGCTATTCTTAGATAAGTTTAATGAGGAAATCAAAAAGGTAAAAGATGTAAAAGAAGAAGAGTTTACCGACTTTATTTTCGACGGAAATGATATCGTTGATACATTTTGTAAATCTGCAAATAGGTTAAAATACTTTCCTACCAAAGACTATGAACTAATTGGCATTGAAATTCCACTTGAGATTCCAATCAAAAATAATGTGGAGTTTGTAGGCTTCATCGATATCGTCCTAAAAGAACGAAACAAAGAATATTATCGTATTATTGACTTCAAAACATCTAGCAGTGGTTGGAATAGTTATATGAAAGAAGATGTAAGTAAACTTGCACAGTTACATCTATACAAATCTGTATACAGCAAAAAGTTTAATGTGCCACTCAATAACATCGAAGTAGAGTTCTTTATCGTAAAACGTAAACTTTATGAAAATGTAAGCTTCCCACAAAGCAGAATTCAGTTATTTAAACCGGCCGCTGGTCCTACTATCATTAAAGAATCGATCAAATCATTTGTTGAGTTCTTAGACTACGGATTTACTTCAGATGGAAATTATAATGAAACCAATCAATATATAAAAGTTCCTGGTAATGGTAAAAAGAATTGTAAGTATTGTACCCATTACAAAAAAATATGTGATGGTAAGGCTACAAAATTATAATTAATACTTTACATATGTGTATATCTATATATGTACATATGTTATGGATCAATTTGTTACAACAGTAAAACTTAATCAAGAATTATATAATCAGTTTAAAGAACTGAATATACGAGGAAAAATATCTTTCCAAGACTTTGTAAATAAGTGTCTTGAAAAGTATTTGATAGACGCTAAATTTCAAACAGAAATTAGCGAAAGTATTTCTACTAAGTTAAGTTTTAATGCTCCATTTTCATTATCAAAGGAATCTAAATGAAAAAGAAAAAGATACTATTATTGAGTGATGATTTAAGAATGCATAGTGGTGTGGCTACAATGAGTCGAGAACTCGTATTAGGCACTCTTCATCACTATGACTGGGTGCAAATTGCAGGTGCCATTAAACATCCAGAGGGCGGCAAAGTTGTGGACATGAAAGACGCATGTGATAAGTTGAATGGTAGATCTGATAATTACCTTAGATTATATCCAGTAGATGGTTATGGAGATGAAGATATTTTATACCAGATCATTGCTATAGAAAAACCTGATGCAATTATGCACTTCACTGATCCACGGTTTTGGGGTTGGTTATATAATATCGAACATCAGATCCGCAGCAAAATACCTCTGACATATTTAACAATATGGGACGATTTACCATACCCGATGTGGAATAAACCGTTTTATAAAAGTTGTGATGCTTTATTTTCAATAAGCAAACAAACTCATAATATTATTGAACAAGTATTAGGACCGGAAAATTGTACCAGTATCTATGGTGATTTTGACAACAACGGTAATTTAATAAAGGAGAACATTTAATATGCCAGTAAAAGGAAAACATCTATTACACTTAGTACCGCATGGTATTAACAGTGACGAATTTAAACCACTTCCAAAAGGAGATTCTTCTATAGCTAAATTAAAGAAGGACTTACTTGGTGATGGTGAATACAATTTTATCGTAGCATTCAATAGTAGAAATGCACATCGTAAACATCCAGCAAATCTAATTTTAGCATTTAAATCATTTTGTGCTTCTATTGATCAAGAAAAAGCAAAGAAATGTGCATTGATTATGCATACAGATAAGGTATGTGAGGCCGGTACAGATCTTGTAGCAACAGTTCAAGCTGTTTGTCCGGAGTATAAAGTGGTATTGGATGAATCTCGTAGAAGTCCGGATGAAATGTGTGCATTCTACAATCTATCAGATGTTACCGTTAATGTTAGTTCAAATGAAGGATTTGGTCTAAGTATCGCTGAAAGTATTATGTGTGGTACTCCGGTTATTGCTACAGTAACAGGCGGTTTACAAGATCAGTTGGGTATTGTTACAGATGATGGCAAACCGGTAGAATTTAATCTTGAATTTGGTACCAATAGTACAGGTAGATACAAGAAACATGGCGTATGGGCGAAACCAATTTGGACCAAAGTTCAAAATCTTCAAGGAAGCCCTCCTACTCCATATATCATGGATGATCTAACTAATTATACTGATATTGCTGATGCAATTGCTTATTGGCATTTGGTTGGAAGTAATAAACGTGAACAATATGGATTAGAAGGTCGTAGATGGGCAATGAATGAAGGTGGAATTAATAGTATAAACATGTGTAATCAGTTTATTAAAGCCATGGACTTCACATTAAATAATTTTAATCCAGTTAAAACATTTGACATTTTTACTGAAGATGGTTGTGATATTAAATCATTACCTAATGATAAATTGGGGTTTGATTTACACGTTGTAAATTTAGAAAATATTAAGCAGACTATTTCATGAAAATTCAAGTATTAAAGAACGAAGATTATCAAGATGTAGAAAATCTACCAAAGAAAGGTACTGATAGAGCTACTGGATTTGATGTACTTGTTACAAGTGATCCAGAGATCGTTGGTGATCAGTATGAGAATGGTACATACAAACGCATTGACTACATTCAATACAAGACCAATCTTAAGTTGGCAGTTCAAAAAGATCGTCAATTCAGTAACTTTGGTTATACTGATATTGATTATGATATTCTAGCATTTCCTCGTAGTAGTGTTAGTAAATATAATCTGGTGTTAGCTAATTGTATTGGATTAATTGACGCAGATTATCGTGGTGAAATATTGCTTCGATTTAAATATATTTGGCAACCAGAAGATTATAGTATATATCCCTATCTATCAAATGATGGATCTCCATTGTACAATTATATAGTAGGAAAACCAAATATTGAAAAACTCTATAAAAAGGGGGATAAAGTTTGCCAACTAAAAATAACCAGAGTTGAAGACGTAGAATTTGTATTAGTAAATGAACTAGATTCTACAGACAGAGGCGACGGTGGATTTGGTAGTACCGATGTTAAAAAAACAGAGAAAGCCGAAATAGCTCAAGTTCAAATGAGTAAAATGGAAGCACTCTATAATAGTTTAGGTGGAATTCCTACTCCAAACAAAAAGTATAGTCAGTTAGTTAACGAAAGAGATACAAAACAATTTAATCAATAATATGAGCAAACCATTATGTCTAATTTCAGGACCAATATTTAACCGCAGCGGATATGGCGACTGGGCAACAGCTGTTGCAAAAAGCATCATTCGTTATGATAAGTATGATGTTAAAATTGCACCCACTAGATGGGGAAATTGTCAAAGTAAACGTTTTCTAGAAGATCTCACTGATCCCGAAGATAAAATAGTCGCTTCAAAAATAATCACTAATGGTTTAAATAAACAACCAGATGTATTTATTCAACTAACTATTCCAGAAGAATTCCAACCAATTGGCAAATACAATATTGGAATGACCGCTGGTATTGAAACTACTATTCCACCAGGCAGTTGGATCGAAGGTGTTAATAGAATGAATCTTACTATCGGATTGTCTAATCATGTTAAAAAGACATTTACCGAGACAAAGTTAGCAAAACAATTGGAAAATGGCCAACAAATTCCAATTCAAGTTGAAAAACCAATCGAAGTGTGTTTCTGGGGAGCAGATACCAATATCTTTAAAAAGACGGATGAAAAACTTGAATCCGTTGAAACTGCTTTATCAAGCATCAAAGAAACTTCTGCATTCTTATTTATAGGTCAGTGGACACATGGCGGACTTTATAATGATCGTAAGGATATTGGAAATCTAATTAAGACATTCTGTACATCATTTAAGAATCAGTCTCTAAATGACCGTCCATGTCTCATTGTAAAAACAGGTGGAGCTTCATATTCAACTGTAGATCGATTTGAAATTCTATCTAGGATTAAGAAAGTTCGTGATGAAATCGGCGAAAATGCTCCAAATGTGTATCTTTTGCATGGAGAATTATCCGAACCAGAAATGAATGCTTTGATGAATCACGAAAAGATTATAGCTCACGTTTCATTTACTCACGGTGAAGGATATGGACATCCACTTCTTCTATCAACACTAAGTGGTAAACCACTATTGGCGCCTAATTGGAGTGGTCACTTGGATTATCTAAATCCAACATATGCTAATTTATTATCCGGTAATCTTGTTGATGTAGATAAAAAGTCAGTAAATCCATGGATTATTAAAGAAAGCAAATGGTTCAAAGTGTCATATTCGTTAGCGGAAGATAGAATGAAACAAATATACTTCGCTCGAAAGAGTGATAAATTTACTAAAAACGCTGAACTTCTACGTAAAGAAAACATGGAAAAATTCAGTATGACTGCAATGGATACAAGACTGTGGTCTATCTTGGATAAATATGTTCCAACATTTGCAGTTGAAAATGCGTTTGTATTACCGAAATTAAAATCAATTAATAATACTCCAACGGAAAATAAACTAACACTTCCAAAATTAAAGATAGCTTAATATGTTTTTATCTTATCTAGTAACGTGTCATAATGAAACAGATAGTTTAGAAAACTTATTATTTAAACTAATCCAAAGTAAAAAAGATAACCATGAAATTATTCTTCTCGATGATTATTCGGACAATCCAAAGACTCTGGAAATTATACAGAAATATAAAAAAAATATAAATTTTTATCAACACAAATTAGATAAAAATTATGGTGCACATAAAAATTACGGCATTGAATTATGTAAAGGTAAATGGATCTTTCAGCTAGATGCAGATGAAATCCCCACGGATGGATTGATAGAGAATATAGATTTAATTATTGAATCGAACAATAACAATGAAGTATTATGGTTGCCACGTTTAAATTATTTCCACGGGGTGACACAACAAGACATCAATATGTGGGGTTGGCAATGTAGTACATTTAAAGATTTAATAAATGAAAAAATAATAGACAACGAATCGGATGAATATAAATTTTTAAAAATTAATGGATTTATATTGGAAGAATCTAATATATATTAATAAACACTCTCCATTGATAAAGAATGTATAATAATATGAGACCTAAAGGCACTACAACCATTGATTATTCTTCAATCATAGAAGCAAAAGATGACAACGGAAATATTTTGTGGATTAGAAAATGTCCGAAATGTTCCGTGAATATCATTCATAAAAATGTGATCTCAGCGAGATGTTGTTTCAGAGAAAAACGAAAATGTAATAAATGTGGAAGTTGGAATCGTGGTTTAACAAAAGAAAACAATTCATCTTTAAAAAAAATGGGCGAACTACATTCAAAACGAATGATTGAATATAGAAAAAACAATCCGCCTTGGAACAAAGGATTGACGAAATATACAAATGATATTATAGATAATAATGCAAAAAAACATACTGGATTTAAACACGATGAAATCACTAAGAAAATAATTGGCAAACACACCGAACTGTTTTGGAAAAACAAAGAATATAGGGAAAAAGTTTCAAAATCAGTTTCAGAAAATAGATCTGTAGAACAGTGGAGAAAAACTATGGAGAATCTTGGATATTTTACCCCATTAACAAAAAAATCGGAATGGCAACAATATAAGCAATTAGTCTGGTATTATACTAACCAAAATAATTTAACAGAATTAGAAAATTATAACAAAAGAGCTAGAATAGAAGTATCAGGATCATATAGTTTGGATCATAAATTGAGTATTAAGCAAGGTTTTAAAGATGGTATAGATCCAAAAATAGTTGGATCTATAGATAATCTAGAATTTATACCATCAAATCAAAATAGTATTAAAAATACAAAAAGTTCAATCTCAAAAGAATTTTTATTGGAAAAATATTATGGCACTCATTAAAATTAAATACAATCCTCCTTTAATAAATGTACCCGATTATCAATCCAGATTATATCGTAATTTACCACACATTAGATACGAACGAAGATTGCATGAAAAAGTAGAAGGATTTAAAAGTTATGTCTTTATTCCTCCACAAAAAGATATTGCTATTATTCACGAAAAGACTATAGAAAAACAGAGACAGACAAATTTAAACTATAATAAAATGTTTACTCAAGAAGAAAACAAAGGATATAACGTTAGATGAAAAATATATTGATACTAATTGGTGGATGGCATTTTCCTTATGAATTTTATAAACAAATTTCACAGTTAAATTGTCCTGAAAATTGTAACATTAAAAAATTCGTAGTTTCTCATAGAAATCCAGAAATTCCTTTGGTTTATAATGAAAAATTGAATTTTATAAGAGAAAATGTAGTTAATGAATTGGATTTGAAATTATATTCACAATGTCTTACTAAGAAAAACTTAGAAAAATGGAATATTGAATATAAAGAATATCCAAACGTAATTGGCGATTTTTATTTTATAAATCAATATTTTTCAGATCATACTGAACTTCCTGATTATTTGTTTTTCTTTCATGATGATAATTATATCACCAATTTAAACTTAGTATCTGATATTGTAAATAATACAGTAGATTCTTATTTTTTCTTAGAAAATAAACAGGTTAAACCAATCAAAAATGATGATTGGCTACATATCGGTAATTGTTTTTATGAAAACAGATTAATACCAAGAGGTTCGTTTAACGTATTCAAAAAAGAAATCTTGTTAGAAAAAGATCTGTTCTTAAAGTTTGACAATGTTACTTTAAATCGAGAACATTGTATAAATTCACCAGATCCAGAAAATTTAGGTGAATTAGCAGATTGGAACAATGTGTGTCGTAACTTCGGTCAATATATGATTGATAAAAATATATGCGAAAAGAGTTATAGACTTTCTCCCGTAAGACGAGTTAGTCGTTATTTGCTTGAATGTCAACGTGGCTTTTTAAGAAATTTAAATTAATATTATATGAACATCGAAGAATTACTGGTTAATATACCAGACAAGTTTCAACACAAAACCACAACGAGTCATAAATTTAAACGTGATTTATTTGAATTTTTCAACAAAGAAGAATTTAAAAATAAAACGTGTCTAGAAATTGGAAGCAATGTTGGATATACAACGAGAATTCTAAGTTATCTCTTCAAAGAAGTAACAGGATTTAATTTAGAAAACGTAGAATTAGCGGAAAAGTTTAATAGTGATAGACCCAACGTTAAATTTTATGCACAAAATGTGTATACTACAGCATTGCCAATAGACTATGGAGATGTTTTTTTAATTGATGCTGAACATACATATGATGCTGTTATTAGTGACACTATTAGATCTTTAACCTTCCAATCAAGTGACAAAAAATATTTTATCTATGATGACTATGGGGCATTTCCAGAAATCAAACAAGCGATAACTGATCTAATTCAACATGACAAAATAGAAATAGTAAAATATATTGGACACGAACCAGTATCTAATTTTACACGGCCTCTATTTGACTATGAAGGTATTATTTGTATAGAAAAATAACAATTAATGTTTCAAAAAACTGAATGATTAAAGTAAAAATATATGAGTTGGAAAAACATCGTAACGAAACTACCTTTCGTCCGTTATTATTTGCTAATGAAATATTCAGAGAAGTTGGTATAGAATTTGTAAAAGATGGTAATGCCGATTTTGCATTTGTAGGTCATGTAAGTTTTGTAAATAAAAAAGTATCTCTTGATGAGTCCGTATCAATGGGCATTGAGTTTTTAAAAACAATAAAAGAACCTTATTTTTTATTTGACGGTCAAGATGCTTCTACATTAATCGGATCATATGAAGTTTTTTCACAGTCAAACGCAATCGGTTTATTGAAACCTACTCTTTATAAAGACAAAACAGAGTATTTAAAAAAATATGCAAATGGAAGATCCTACTGGGGTACAGGCGAATATGCTTTACCAAATTTAGATTTATTTGATAAGATAAAACTATCTGGATTTAACTGGTTATCTACAATACAACCACAGTGGTTTAGTTATACCAACAATAAGCAATTTGATGTATCTGCAATGTTTATGTATCCACACAAAGATGTATTTGAACATGAACTAAATCAAGCAATCTATTATAATAAATTCCGACAAAATGTATTTGACAATTTATCCAATAAATTTAACGTCGCTAAGTTGGAAAATGGAATTCGTCTACCTCTTAACGAGTATTACAATAGAATGTCAAATTCCAAAATCATATTAGCTCCATTTGGTTTTGGAGAAATAGCACCGAGAGATTTAGAAGCTACAATGTTTGGATCTGTATTAATAAAACCGGACATGTCTCATTTGGAAACTATTCCCAACTTGTATGTACCACACGAAACCTACGTGCCATGTAAACATGATTTTTCCGATCTCAACGAAAAGATAGATTATGTTCTCTCAGACTTTAATAACTTACAATCATTTTATGTAGAAAATATGAGACGTAAATATATGGAAGTGTACGATTTAAATAAATTGGCTCTACATTACTACGATCTATTTAAAAATATGAAAGGCATCATAGTTGAATGAAAATCGGAATTTGTGTAGCTATGCATTGGTCTGACGAACTAAGACCCAATGGAGATATATTTATAAAAAAATTAGTAAATTCCATAAATGATGTTATTATATGCGATAAAATAATATACGTTATTGATAATGCAAGTCAATATCCGTCTAACATACTAACGTATTCAAATGTTAAATATTTTAAAATCGAAGATCAGTCAATAGAAGGAATTACAGGAGCTTGGAATCAAGGCATTTATAATGCTGTAAATGATGGATGTAATATCATAATCAATACTAATGATGATATTATATTCAATGACAGTGTAAACAAATTTATCGATCATATTAATACTGATCCTAAAAGTGTAAACACTATATATAGTCCTCTAACAAACGGCGTTTTTATTGAAAATCAATATAGTCACGGTCCCAGAGAAGGAATCGTATATACAAAAAACATAGGGGGATTTATGTTTGGATTCACAAAAGAACACTATCACAAATACAAGTTTAATGATTTTTGTTACTTCAATAAAAATAATAAATACAATGAGGGAGACGGCATTTGGGGTGGTCAAGAAGGTCAATTTATAGAAAATTGTGAAAAAGGCGCCATATGTAAAATTGTAAATTTTTGTTGGATAGATCACAATAAACAGAGGGGTTGGAAAAAAACAAAAAAACTTCTGTCAAAAAAATGAAAATATTAGTAATAAATCCGTGTAAAAAAGAAGATTATTTAGCGACATCTATAATAGAAGGATTAAAGAAAACAAAACATGAAATTTATTATACAGATGAAGGTAACGGCGCAGATAATATAATAAGCGATGATACATTTATTTATCACTCAAAAAACTGCGATTATATATTTGCAATTTGGGGCAAATCTAAATTTAATGGAATTCAAGAACCAAAGTTTTATTTGATTGATAAAGTAAATGGCTGGAATAAAACGATTTATATTGATGGTAGTGAGTATAACTACACAGGATTTCGTGGAAAAACAAATGAACAACTAGATCCAACTTTTAAATCAAAATCAAGATATTACTTTAAAAGAGAATGTTTGAAAGAACATGTTGATCAAGGAATAATACCACTTCCATTTGCAACATTAGATTCATATTTTAATAATAATTTTTACAATAAAGAAATAGACGTATTTTGTTCATATGGTCAATTAGAAACAGGTCTAAGAAAACAATCTGTAGAAGTATGCAATCAACTTAAATCTCTTAACTTTAATATAAAAACGGAAAATGTTAGTGATTACTTTACCACAATTAAAAAATCATTTATTAGTGTCGATGCGTTTGGAGGAGGAGAATGTAATGCCAGAATGTGGCAAATAATGGCAAATAAATCTTGCTTGTTTGCTCAAAAATACAATATCATATTACCCAATTTAGAAGACGGAGTACATTATGTTTCATGGGATTCAACAGACGAATTAAAAGACAAGCTTGTTTACTATCTAAATAACAAAAATAAATTGTATGATATTATAGAAAATTCTTATCAAAACATAATAAAACATCATACATCCGAAAGTAGAGTGGAATACATATTTAACAAAATACTATGAAACCTATAAAAAATCTTAATACTTCAGATAATGGCAATCACAAATTCGAAATATTTCCTAAATCTGATAATTTTGATGAAATTAATATTCATGTTTTAAATGATGTTGTTTTTACAGGATCATCTCTATATTATCCAAATTTAGTATTATATTCAAAATTAGATAATACATTTTATCAACCACTTGAAGAGTCAACGATGTCTTTACGAAACATTAATAGTACGGATAAAATAGATTATAAAGTGGGAAATACATCTGAGACGTATAACGATCCCGTTTTTTACTTCATTTATAATACGGATAATTATTATCACTTTATATACGACACATTACCATATCTGATTTCATATAAAAAATTAAAAAGTATAACTAAAAATCTTAAACTTTTAATGTATTATTCTCACGGCGATAAATTTTATAAATTTGTAACCGAATTTCTTGAGATATTGAAAATCGATTCATCGGATATAGTTATATTAAATAAAGACACCGTATATTCTCATGTTTATATATCATCGACTTATACATACGGACCCGATCCGAAACAACAACCTAGAGAAGAAATCTACGATTTATATAAAGAAATTGTAGAAAATGTAAAAGAGTTAAAGATCGAAAAACAATTTCCAAAGAAATTTTACATATCAAGAAGAACGTGGATTCATAACGACTTTTCAAATATAGGTACAAATTATACGACCAGAAGAAAGTGTGAAAATGAAAATGAACTGGTTGATTTGTTAAAATCACAAGGATATGAAGAAGTATTCACAGAAAAATTATCCACTGTCGATAAAATATTGTTGTTTAATAATGCGGAATCAATTGTAGGCGCAATTGGAGGTGGAATTGTTAATGTATTGTTTAGTAAACCACTGTGTAAATTGATAACATTAGTATCACCCACATTTTTGGATGTAAATTATAGATTTACTTACAGCTTGAACAAAGTAAATACTTATTACTTTCTGGACACAAAACACACGGAATCAAATGAGTTTAAACAATTTATGCGAGTACAATCAGAAAATGTGGTTGGAGAAATAGAAGAAGTTTTGAATGACGAAGTATTAGTTAAATACTCCGATGAAAAAATAACAGGATGGAATGCGAGTATAACATACAAAACCATATTATTGAAAAAAGAAAAATGTAAAAAATTAGATAATGGATTAAATTGTAGTTGGAGTCTAAATTTAGAAACATTAAAAAATATAATATAATGAAAGCCGCTTTATTAATATCTGGATATTTACGAACTATTAAGTTAAATCTACCTAATATTAAAAAGTTTATTATTGACAATTTCAAATCAACAGACGTTTATATCCACATAACAAAAAATGAATCTTTAGAAGATAAGTATTTAAATCCCAATGATTTGTCTGATATTATAAAATCCATAGAATCCGAATTGTCACCAAAAGTTATATTAGAAGAAAATAATTTAATATTTTCGAACAATTCAAAAGAAAATTGCTTGTATAATACATGGTTTAAATTTTATAAACTCAATTTTATTAAAAAATTAAACGAAGAATTACACGGAAAATATGACATTGTAATCAAAATAAGACCAGATGTAAATCTTCAACTCATAAATTTCGATTACGATTTAGATAAAATCCATATACCAAAAAATACGGTTTTAGACAAAACCAAACTACAAAGTATAAATGACCCATATTTGTGCGATATAATAGCCTATGGATCATCGGAGTTAATGGACAAATATTTTGATTTATATAAAAATTTAAACGATTTAGTTAAGTTACATGGCTTTGTCTCTGAAACAGTATTATTTTACCATTTGAACGAAAATAAACTGGATTACGTAGAGGATGACATAGAATACGAAGTAATATTATCTATGTGTAATGTATTTGCTATATGTGGTGACTCTGGTTCTGGAAAAACTACACTCGGAAATTTACTTAAAAAATACTTTTCAAATTCAATTTTATTAGAATGCGACAGATACCATAAATGGGAAAGACACAGTGAAAACTGGAAAACATATACACATTTGAATCCTGATGCAAATTTCGTATCTAAAATGCAAGAAGATGTTTTTAATCTAAAAATAGGCAATTCTATATTTCAAGTGGATTATGATCATAACACAGGCAAATTTAAACAACCAGAAAAAATAGAAAATGCAGATAATATTATAGTGTGTGGATTGCACAGTTTATATGGAGATGCTGGTCATATATATAATTTCTCAATATATATGGATCCCGATGAATCTCTAAAAACAAAGTGGAAATTAGAAAGAGATGTGAAAACAAGAGGATATACAGAAGAGAAAGTAATTAAACAAATATCTGATAGAAAAAACGACTATAAAAAATATATAGCTCCACAAAAAGATAATTCAGATATAGTTGTAAACTTTTTTGAAAAAGAAGATATGTCATTGGGTCTTAATATTCTTATTAACAAAAAACACTCAGTTGAAAATATACTTTCATCTTTTTCAAAGTACAACATTCCATATGAATTTAAAACAAATGAAAAATTTAAGATTATATCGTTCAATAGATACGTATACTATGAACGATGGAATTTTGGAATCCCCGAAGAAAATTATGTAAAATATTACAATTATATATTTTACATAATACTTAATTTAAAATCACAATGTTAATATGAATGTTTACAATAGAATCAAAACGTCACTGAGAAACGAACTAGTATCCAAAAACTCAGACTTTTTACGAGATAAATTATTTTTAGAATTCGGCGTACATAAAGGAGAATCTTTTCTAGAGTTTTATAATTTGTATAAAAACTACAATCTTGATAGAAATTTTTTTGGGTTTGATTCATTCGTTGGGCTGCCTGTCGAAAAAAATGATTTACATTCACCTTGGAAGACTGGAAAATTTTCATGTAATGGAAATATTAATCCCGAACTTCTTAACAAAAAAGATGCCTATATCATTGATGGGTGGTTTTCTGAAACACTAACCGATTCTTTAGTAACAAAATTCGATAATAAAAAAATAGGAATTTTACATATGGATTGTGATATATACACATCCACATTGGAGGTTTGGGAATTTGTTTTAAAACACAATTTATTGTGTGATGGATCAATCATAATATACGACGATTGGGGATCATTTTTAATGAATAATAAAAGAGAATATGAAAACGGACAAAGTAAAGCACACCGTGATATACAAGAAAAATATAATATAAAATTTGAATTGATAAACAAAATGATTCTAGATCCTTCATTTTACATTATATCAACTTTCAAATATATAAATCATTAACGTATATATGTATAAAAAAATAATATTAATACCTCCATCTTATGCATATGGAGATTGTCTATCAGTAATAAGTTTACTTTACTATCTACTTAATCATTATGAGTCTGTCTATTTTAATATAGATGAAGGACACTTTCTCAGATATTATTCAGAATACTTCTCTAATGATCCTTTATACAACGTAAGAATTTTTATTAATACCACAAAAAGATCTTTGGGTTATATCAACGAAGGTGAAGTAGGTGAATATCATGTATGTGACACAAGACTAGAACCAAACAGATATATATCTAATCCAAAAATCACTCATTATTTTGATTACAGAAATCCACTATATAATCATTTTGATATAGATGAATCTTTAATAACTAAACCAAATTCTGTATTTCCCAATGAAAGTCTAGATATAAATCATGTTATATCTTATAAGTTATTAGGATTAAATAATAAAGTTAGAATGGATTACTTTCACTACAGTAGAAATATAGAAAAAGAAAAATTATTAAAAAAACAATTATTTGAAAAATTTAATATACCAGAGGATTCAAAATATAACATAATAAATGATCCAATAACAGCTTGGAGATATACATCCAATAATAAAATCAAAAATTTTATAAAAAATGAATATCCTATTATAAATATAAGCGATCAATCTCCATGTGTTGGATTACTAACTCATTTATTAGAGGGAGCAGAGGAGATCCATTTTATAGAGAATAATAACGTTAACTTTTTTTATCACGCTCAGTATAAAAATATATTTAATTATAATAAAAACATATATTTCCACGTTTGGTTACGTGATAGAGATTGGAAATGGGCAAAGACTTTAAATTTTGATTCCGCGTGGAAAATGATGGCAGATCCAATATTGGAAAATTGGAAATTTATATTTGATACATCTGATCTCAAAAAATATTTTTAAATATGCATGAATTAACATACGTGGTTTATTCACATACTGATTATTTAGATATACTCTCGATCCAAACCGAAGGATTAAAGTATACGGATAAGATTTTATTGATAAATAAATCAGACAAAGATTTAGATTATTTATATTCTAAATACAATCGAGTTATTTTCTACGACGACTCGTTGCCTTATGCGAGTAGACTTCTATCATTGAGATGTTTAAAAAACGAATATATTCTTTTTATCCATGACATCGATATAGTTGTTAAAAAAGACGACTCATATATCAATCATGTAAAAAATTATATGGTTGAACATTTAATCGATAGGATAGACTTACAATGTAGACGAAGTTGGGATCTATATAATAGAGAAAGATTATCCATTGAATTTGATAATTTAAATGTTGAGTTACGAGCACAAAAGAATATAAATAATTACATATATAATGTAAATCCTTCTATCTGGAAATTGAATGTATTATTAGATATAATGGAGAATTTTAAAAATGAAACATATAGAACCATTGAAAACGAATCTGTGATGAAATACTGTCTTAAATATAACATTTATAAACTGTACTCTGATAATCCTATAAAATGTGGATGGTTTAGTTGTTTGTCTTTTTTTCAATTTATTCATATTACTCACAAAGGAAAACTATTACCCCGATCAAACAATCAATTAGACACAAATCTCATACCAGAATATAATAAAATAATAGAGCTATTGACTTTAAATAATACAAACAAAAAGTTTTATGACGGAGTGCTTCGGTAATATATATTTTGATGAAACAAGGTCTTTTATTTTTTTACCAATCATGGACGGATTTAGTAAATCACTTATCCATGATCGATTATTATTTATCAAAATACGATCATATAACAGTAATACTAAGACCCGAAGCAAAACCAATTTTTGAATTTTATTTAAAAAATAAAAATAACATAACTAAAATTTACGATCCGCTAGCGACAACCAAAGTATCAAAAGATTTTTACAATAAATTCGACGCAAACATTTACGATTATTTATTGCATGGTAAGTTGGATGCAAATAGAAACGATCAATATAAAAATGCTTTTATGTCTTCGTCGCCTAGCATTCATTTTAATAAAAAATATTATATTTGTTATGGTATAGACTATATTAATAAAATTAACTTTTTCAACATAGAGCGTGATTTTATTAACGAGAGTATATTTTACGAAAAGTTTATTGCGGAGAACGGATCCGATTATGTATTGTACCATGATAATCATTTAGGAGATTCAGCTATAAATTTTAAAAAACATGAATCCACGAAGTATATAGATTTAAACGGAAAGGCTTTGGATATGTTTAATATGATAAAAATTTTGGAACATGCCAAAGAGATGCATTTTGTAGATTCTCTATGGGCATCGTTTTGTTATATATTAGACGCGCGATATGGAATATTTAAAAATATAAAAATATATATTTACCCATTTATACGAAAAGAAAGATGGGGTGGTTTGCTCAAAGATACTTATTACAAACATGAGTTGAAATTAGAACCCATGTCGTTAGACAATTGGACTATTGTTGTCTGATTAAAATAATCTAAACTTGTTATGCAAAACTCAAATGACGATTTATTAACACTTGGATCGTGTCTTAAAAATTATGTTGTTGGCGCAGAGGGAAATGTTTCTGAAAAACTTAATGGTGGATTTGTAATAAAGGCAAGTGGTACTACATTAAAACATTTATCATATGACGATTTAGTTAAATGTGATTTTAATGGTAAACAGTTAAACAACTTTAACAAAAAACCAAGCATAGAAACTGGATTTCATTCATTTCTTTTACAAAAACCAAAAGTTAATTTCGTAGCACATACACATCCAACAAATACTCTCAAGATTTTATGTAGTAATTCAGAATTAATATCAGAGTTTGCTAATAAAAGAATGTTTCCAGATCAAGTCGTTTTTAACGGAGAAAAATCATGCATTGTGCCATATGCACATCCAGGCATAGAACTTTGTAAAAACGTAGAAACATCAGTTGAAGAATTTATACAAGATAATGGATATTTGCCAAAGTTGATTCTTTTAGTTAATCACGGCATAATCTGTGTAGGATATTCAACCAAGGAATGTTTAATTGCTACTGAAATGTGTGAAAAGTCCGCTGAGATATTTGTTGGATCAAAATCACTTGGACAATGCACATTTATTTCAAATGATAAAGTTGAACAAGTAAAAACCGACACAAACGAAATTTATAGAAATAATTTATGGGCAAAATAATTTACGTTGATATTGACGAAACAATTTGTACTACGTCTGAAGATAGAAATTATGCAAATTCTACTCCAATAAAAGAAAACATAGAAAAGATAAACAAGTTATATGAAGAAGGCAATACTATTGTGTACTGGACAGCGAGAGGAAGTCGAAAACAAATAAATTGGTATGTTTTGACCAAACATCAATTAGATTCGTGGGGAGCAAAATATAATGAGTTACGAGTTGATAAACCGTATTATGATTTATTCATAGATGATAAAACAATACCAATTGAAAAGTTATGAAAATTATATCACACCGTGGAAATTTAAAAGGAATTGTACCAAATAAAGAAAATAGGCCATCTTATATTGATTCAGCTATAGGAAGTGGATATGAAGTTGAAGTAGATATACGATATATAAACGGAGAGTTTTGGCTCGGACACGATATACCCGATTATAAAATTGATAAAATGTGGATTATAAATAGAATAAACGATATTTGGTATCATTGTAAAAACTTAGACGCAGCTATTGAATTAAAAAAATTAAATCGTGATATAAAGTATTTTTGTCATTCGCAGGACTCATATATTATAACAAGCACAAATCATTTTTGGGTACACGATTTGAGTCTTAAATTAGATGAAAACTGTATCATTCCTCTTTTAGACGAGGAATCAGTATTAAAGTTTAATGATAAGATTGTCTACGCTGTATGTACCGATTATGTAGATTTGTGTAAATTTTCTCTTAAGAATAAAGGTTTATATTAAAATGAAAGACAATATTCAACTTATCATCCCAATGTCAGGAATTGGCAAACGATTCATTGAGGCTGGATACAAAGACCCAAAACCACTAATTGAAGTAGATGGACATCCTATTATTAAACACGTAGTCGATCTATTCCAAGGAGTTACTGATATAACATTCATTTGTAATGAACCACATCTAAGAGAAACTAATATGAGATCCGTATTAGAGTCAATTGTGCCAAATTGTAAAATCTACTCTATTCCTAATCACAAAAAAGGTCCTGTTTACACAGTATCACAGATCTTCGATCATATCGACGACTCCAAAGAAACAATAATAACCTATTGTGATTATGGTACAGTATGGAATTTTGATAAATTCTTAGAAGAAATTCACATCGGCAATTTTGACGGTTCAATTCCGTGTTACACAGGATTCCATCCACATATGTTAGGAAGCGATAACTATGCTTTCTGTAAAGAAGAGAATAAAGTATTGATTCAAATTAAAGAAAAAGAGCCGTTTACCAACAATAAAATGAATGAATATGCTTCAAATGGAACATATTACTTTAAAAGTGGTAACTTGGTAAAAAAATACTTTAAACAATTGTTGGAATCTGGAAATGATCTAAAAGGTGAGTTTTATATAAGTTTAGTATATAATCTATTGGTTAAAGATGGATTGCGTACAAATATATTTGAAATCGATAAAATGTTGCAATGGGGAACTCCATACGATTTGGAGATATATAAATCATGGTCATCTTATTTTAAAAAACTTAAAACCAATAAATTAGAGATTATTAACCAACCAAATACTACCCTAGTACTTCCGATGGCTGGCAGAGGAAGTAGGTTTTCAATGGAAGGTTTTAAATTACCAAAGCCTCTTATAGACGTAGATGGGTTACCAATGGTTGTGCAAGCAGTTGATTGCCTACCAAGTTGTGACAATAATACGTTTGTGTGTTTAAAAGAACACGTGGATGAGTTTAAATTAGACACTACACTTAAACAACATTATAAAAACACATCTGTTTTATCAATAGATAAAACTACCGAAGGACAAGCATGCACATGTGAATTAGCTATTAATCACTTCAATATTGAATTAGAAAACCCAATTTTAATTTCAGCGTGTGACAATGGTGTTTATTACGATTCAAACGAATATCAACGATTAATCGATGATCCAACAGTTGATGTAATTGTGTGGTCATTTAGAAACAATCAAACAAGTAAGGTCAATCCTAATATGTATTCTTGGTTAGATGTTGATGAAAACAATAACATTAAAAATGTTTCTTGTAAAAAGTTTATCTACGACGATCCTCTGAAAACACACGCTATCATTGGTACAATGTTTTTTAGAAAAGCTAAGTATTTTATTGAGGGACTAAAAGAGAACTATAATTCCGATGTCCGAACAAATGGAGAATTTTATGTCGATGATGTAATCAACCAAAACATTAAACGTGGATTGAATGTAAAAGTATTTGAGGTAGAACATTATATCTGTTGGGGTACACCTGCTGATTATAAAACCTATAATTATTGGAAAGAATACTTTATCAAATGAAAATAGCAGTATGTCTGTCTGGTTTGCTTAGAAACTTCCATCCAGATTACTTTGCAAATTTAGATGGAGATGTTGACATATTTTGTCATACGTGGAATTATTGTGATGTATCATTGTTAAAATTGCCAAATATAAAAGATATACGAGTCGAAAGTGATGAAGAATCATTCAAACATACATCCGTAGATGCTAATACTTGGCCACATCGATGTGCTTCTCCTCGACAAAACATATTTAAAATGTATTATGGGATGAAACGGTGTATTGAAATGGTGGAAGAGTATGAACGTAAAAATAATTTTACATATGATCTAATAATTCGTTCAAGGTATGATATTAAGGCAGATACCCGAAAGGGTGGTTTGTATATGAACCCACCCGAATCATTTAGACTTACTGACATAAAATGTGATGAAAAAGATATTATTTTTCCGAGAAAAGGTTTTTGGGTTGGCAAAAGTATAGAATTAAAATCATATAGATTTGACAAATGTACAGATAATAGAATAATACGTGTAAATGATTCTTATTTCATAGGAAACGAAACAAGTAGAATTTTGTGTAAAACATACGATCATTTTTATTTATTGAAAAACCATTATAAAACAATATTACACAATGAGAATTTAATTGCACATATGTGCTTACATTATAATTTTAATATAGTTCTCAAAAACTTTGAGTGTAATTTGTGTAAAGCCGGCAGATAAATTTTATAAATCTTATTCTATCAATATGAGGTAGATATGTATTTACAGTATATGAAAAATGTTTTATTTTGGTGTGGTGTAAAAGGAAGTGATGTTGTAAAAGAAAAGTATCGTTATGACGATTTTTCGTGGATGGAATACAGCAAGAAATCATGGGAATATTGGTGTAAGAAAAATGACGTTATATTTGTACATTATGATGTTACTACATATGATGATCAACTCAAATATAAGATTAATTGGCAACGTTGGTTAGACATTTTTGATTTCGTAAAAAATAAAGTGGGTGAGTTTGATCAAATATTGGCAGTCGATGCATCTATCATGGTAAAATGGGACACTCCTAACTTCTTCAATGAATCTGAAGGTAAGTTATGTGGAATATTAGGAAACGAAAACATGAAATGGGTTTACGACAGTATCAGTGGATATAAAGATCTTTTTAACGGATTTGAGTTTGATTATACCAAACATTTTCTAGCTGGGTTTGTTTTATTCAACAAAAATCATAAACCACTATTTGACGACTTAAAAAAATTCTACTTTGAAAATCATGACCCAATATTAAATCACGAAGACAAATTGGTCAAACGTGGTAGAGATCAGCCAGTTCTAAATTACTTTATACAAATAAATAAAATAGACACTAAGGTGTTTCCTATATCTCATGGCGTAAATCATTTGTGGAGACGCAACTTGTTAAACGGCAATTCGTACACAGATGATAAAACTCCATTCTTCGTCAAATATTTAAATGTTTGGATCTTTTCGGGATTCTCCGATAGAGGAGCTACTCGTACTCAATTGATGAAACAAACATGGGACTTGGTAAAACAAAACTATGAATAATTTCGTTATCCTATATCAATCCGGAGAACAACTAAATCAATTGTCATATGACTCTTGGAAGAAGTATTGTGAATTACACAATTTAAAATTGATTTGTTTAACTGACATTATTAATCCAACATTTGATAGAATAAATCAAATTTTCTATATATTTAAGTTATTGAAAAATAGTGATGTAGACTTCGACAATATATGTTTAATACGGGACACAACACTTGTAAATAAGAACACAGAGAATATTTTTGATTTAAGCAACAATAAGCTTACATTTGCCGAATGGGATTCTGATTTTAGTTACTTGTTAACAAATATAGAATTATATCAACAACATGTGTTTAATAATAAAAAAGTAGACTTTTCAAGATTTTTTGATTTAAGCGTATTTGTTGTTAACAAATCACATGAACAAATCTTCGATCAGATTCTAAATTTCTTAGAAGAGAACTATCAAAACTTGATTAACAAATTAGATCTTAAATTTATTCCACAGAATTTTTTCTTCGACGGGGAATATAATAAATTACCGTATGTTTATAATATGATAGATATGAATAGAAAAGAGATACCAATTGACTCTAATCTTTCAAAGTTCGGCAAAATTTTTAATTTCGAATTAAATCCAGATTTGATGTCAATCGCCTCTACATTTTTATGAATATAAATTATAAATACGCAATTGGCATCCACGTAATGTTTTATGAAATTGAAATGTTCAGTGATTATATCAGTGGATTATTAAATCTTTTGTCCACGGTTGACAACAAAGAAAACGTATATTTAGACTTTGTATTCAACACATCACAATTCTTTGAAAAAGTAGATATATCAAAAACATCCAAAGACGATCTAACTGATAGATTTGAGAACGAACTGTCTAGACTGAAAGAATTGCCAAATGTCCATTATAAGATAATCAACGATGATGATAAATTTTATACCCAAACAAATTATAGAAGAGAATTCAACACAAAATATTGTGAAAAAGTTGATTATGTAATTTGGGGTGAAACCGATAGTTTTTTTCCCAAAGAAGCTATTATATCATTAGAACAATTAACGCCGGTAGTAAGAAATCAAGGGATATATAGATTTATAGCATGTTTTGCTGATAGAAAAATGTGGGATAATAGTTGGGATGTTACGGTTCATCCTAAATTTATAAACCACATTTATAACGATAAAGATGTTGATAATATCAATCAAGCTAAGTCATGTATGTCCATTGATCAAATGAACGTGATTAACTCTGAAATACAAGAAATTAACATTCAAACCATCAACTATCCAAAATTAGACGGATCGTGTTTGGTATTAACATCGGATTTGATTAAAAGTGGAGTAAATATACCACCTTGTTTTATACACAATGATGATGAAAGTCTATCTTTAATGGCTCAAAAGATATTAGGTGATAAGTATATACAAATAATATTTAAGAATGTTTTAAAAGTACATGCTCGTAGGCATCCTAATAAACGCATGTATATTGATAATGAAAATAACCCAAGAGGATTCTGTGGAAAAGAAAAAGGAGACTGGTGGCAAGTATTCAAACAAATGTCCCAACACAATCTAACCACTCTTTTTAATAATAGCGGAAGATTTTATACTTACGAAGATTTTAAGAAAAACATATGAATATTTGCTTTATTAGTCAAAATGGTCACATTGGAAAGATTCCTCGTAACTTCCCAAATTGTAGAACTGAGTTTGCTTGGCAGATTGCACTTAATGCAGATCATCTATCTTTTGATTATATCTGTAAAAATAAAGTACCTACATATGATCTAGCTATTATAATCCTACCAAAGAAATTAGAGATAATTGATACAAATCAGATATTAAATATTTCTAAGTCTATTGGCAAAAAATTAGCAGTAATGCAAGAAGGACCAGCTTGGTATTATCAAGACTATAAATATTCAGATCAAGTCAATTATGTTAACTTCTTAAACGAAATGGATTTCTTGTTGGTTCACAATAAAAGTGATATTCCCTACTTCAAAGGTATATTTAAGAAACCAACATTTAATTTACAATCTTTAATGATTGAGAATGTCGTTAAAAATGTACCCCGTCAAAACAACCAACTGCCTATCATAGGCGGCAATTTCTGTAGTTGGTATGGCGGTATAGACAGTTACTTTGTAGCGCAAAATTTTAATAAACCCATCTTTATTCCTAGTATGGGTCGTAAGATAGAAAACGAAGATCAATTTCCTAGCTTGCATCACTTGCCATATATGATGTGGAATGAATGGATACAAACCCTTGCCAATTTTAATGTGGGTATACACTTGATGCGTACACACGCAGCAGGCACGTTTGCTCTTAACTGTGCTTATCTAGGTATACCGTGTATAGGATATAAAGGATTAGATACACAAGAGACGTTGCACCCAGAATTAAGTGTTAACATAGGTGATATAGAAAAAGCAAATCAGTTAACGATAAGATTAAGAGACGACAAAGAGTTTTATAATTACTGTTCAGACACCGCAAAAGATAATTATCTAATGTATTATACAGAAGAAAAATGGTTACAAAATTGGAACAATATTTATGCAAAAATTTAAAATCGGAATTGTTGGTAATGGCTTTGTCGGAAGTGCTATTTGCAGAGGTTTAAATCACTATCATGATGTTAAAATCTATGATGTAAATAGTGCAAAATCTACACATTCATTTGACGAGACTATAACACAAGATATCGTATTTGTGTGTTTACCAACTCCGATGTTTAAAGATACATTAGGATCGGACACTTCTTATATTATTGATTTCTTTAATACAGTAATAACTCACGCTTATAATCCACAAACAATATTTGTGATTAAATCAACCGTTCCTATTGGTACTACGGATTATCTTTGTGAAAAGTTTAGTCCACTCAAAATTATTCATTCTCCTGAATTTTTGACTGCAAGATCAGCAGCTATAGATTTCATCACCCCTAGTAGAAATATAGTTGGCGGAGAAGAAGTAAATGGAACATTAACCATTAAAAAGTTATATGAAGAAAGATTCCCAGGAGTTCCATGTCATGTAATGAAAAGTAAAGAATCAGAATTTGTAAAGTACTTTGCAAATTGTTTCTTTGCAACTAAAATATCATTCTTCAATGAAATGTTTTTGTTATCTGATAAATTAAATCTATCTTGGGATAAAATATTAGGCGGTGTTATGTCTGATGGTAGAATTGGTATAAGTCACTATCAAGTACCAGGTCACGATAATGATTTTGGATTCGGAGGTACGTGTTTTCCAAAAGATATTAACGCTTTTATAGAAACATTTGAAAAATTTGATATTGACCCCGTTATATTAAAGGCAGCTTGGAATCGAAATTTATCAGTTAGAAAAAATAAAGACTGGGAAAAGTCAAAGTCCGCAGTCACAGATAGTAAGTAATATGAATGTTGTATTCATTCCTAATATAGATTTGAAAAATGGAAGAAGCAATCCATATCATTATAGTGTCAAAAGTTGGAAACATTGGTGTGATAAAAACGATGTCAAGTTGATTGAATGGACGGACCCAATTATGGATCCTAGTAAGGTCAAAATCACACTACAGAGATGGTGGGTACACGATATTTTGGAATATAATAATATAGATTACGATCAAGTTTTGATGGTAGATGCTGATACAATTGTACATCCTAACTGTCCTAACTTTTTTAATGAAACCAACAATAAATTTTCAGCAGTATTAAATAATGGGTGTTATGAATGGACTTGTAGAAGCATTAAAGGATGGAAGTCTATTTTTCCAAATCAATCCGATGTGTATCCTTGGAAGTATATAAATGGAGGATTTATAATCGGAGGAAAGTCTACAAAATCTATTTACGATACCATAAAAAACTTTTACACTGATAATATTAACGAAATCAATCGTTTAACATCAGAAATAAAGGCGGGTACAGATCAAACAATAATAAATTATATACTACAAGCAAATAAAATAGACATTAATTATCTACCCGAGTGTTATAATTTACAAGATCTATTCCGAAAAAATCTTTTACATATACCAGGTCATAGCTGGTTTAGTGATGATTTACATTTTATAAACTGCGGATGGATATATCATTTCAACGCAATACCACAGAATGACAGACATGTTTCTTATTGGATGGAAAGAACGTACAAACAGTTATATTCATAAATCATGAAAATATTATTAATCGGCGGCAACGGTTACATCGGATCCAGACTCTATAACCAGTTGAAAAAGAAAAATTACAACGTAGATAACTTAGATTTATGTTGGTACGGAAAGATTTACGACGAAACAATCGTTAAAAATTATGACGATTTGACCAAACAAGACTTGGAAAAATACACACATGTCATATTACTCGCAGGATTCTCTAGTGTAGGTATGTGTAAAGATCTATATAAAACCGTAAAAAATAACGTTACGTATTTTAGTAATTTAGTAGAAAAGTTGAATTCGGAACAAGTATTAATATATGCATCCAGTTGTAGTGTATATGGAAATGGAAACAAGGTATTAAATGAGAACGATAAATTAGAATCACCTCTAAACAATTACGATTTTTCAAAACAAGCATTGGACTATATAACAAATTTATCCATTAACAAACGATGTGTAGGTCTTAGATTTGGTACTGTAAATGGTTATTCTCCTAATTTGAGAACAGATTTAGTTATTAACGCGATGACTCTAAGTAGTTTGGAACAAAATAAAATCTTTGTATCTAATGGAAATATTCGTAGATCTTTACTCGGTATAGACGACTTGTGTAATGCAATAGAAAAAATTGTTGTTACAAAAAATATTAAATCCGACGTTTATAATATAATTTCATGTTCATATTCTATAGTCGAACTTGCTAAAAAAATCCAATCTATTAACGGATGTGAGTTAGTTGTTAATGATAGTTTGTCAACCAGTTATAGTTTTACGGTAACAAACGAGAAATTCGAATCAGAATTTAAATTTAAATTTGTAGATACCGTAGATTCTATATATAGAAACTTGATTGATAATCTAGATCAAATTAAAATAAAATCAAATAGAACCAATCTGCCAAGTTGTTATGTATAAAGAAAAATTAAACTGCATATGTTGTAATTCTGTCAATTTAATTCAAGTTTTGGATCTTAAGGACCAACCGTTAGCTAACTCATATCACGCTACAGATGAAAGGTTAGATAAGTTTCCTCTTAAGCTTAATCTTTGTAATAACTGTTATCACTTGCAATTGTCTCATATAGTAAATCCCGATCTTTTGTTTAAAAACTATCTTTACGTAAGTGGTACCACAAAGACGTTACTAAGTTATTTTGATTGGTTCGCTTCTTATGTAAAAGAATATAGTCCCGATTCCGAAACCATATTAGAAATTGCATGTAATGACGGATCTCAGTTAAATAGTTTTAAAAAGTTAGAGTACAAGACATACGGCATAGATCCCGCGCAAAATCTACATCATATCAGTAGTAAAAATCACAATGTTGTATGTGATTACTTTGACAAAAAACATTTCGATGGAAGAGAATTTGATATAGTTGTTGGGCAAAATGTATTTGCACACAATGAAAATGCTAAGAAATTTCTCGATGATTGTTATGAATTGATGCATGATCAATCATATTTGTTTATCCAAACGTCTCAAGCGGAAATGATAAAACATAATCAGTTTGATACCATTTACCACGAACACATTTCATTTTTCAACATTAACTCATTTAATGAATTGGTCAAACGAACCAAGTTTCATCTGGTAGATGTAATAAAAACTCCAGTACATGGTACGAGTTATTTGTTTGTGTTATCTAAATTAAATAAAAGACCATTTCTAATTAATAATTTGATTGAATTGGAGAGATCATACGGACTCTTAAACAATAAGATTTATCAACAATACGAATCTAACGTAAATGGTATTGTAAACGAATTCAAGAAGGTTATCACAGATCATCGTACAAATGGATACAAAATCATAGGATACGGCGCAGCTGCCAAGGGAAATACATTCTTGAACTTTGCAGATGTAAAATTAGATTGTATAATAGACGATAATAAATTAAAACAAGGGTTATATACACCGGGTACAAACATAGAAATTACTTCAATTGATATATTGAACAAATATAAAGATTATGACAAGATTTTATTTATACCACTAGCTTGGAATTTCTTCGATGAAATAAAGGCTAGAATAGTAAAAGTAAGAGATAATACAAACGATTTATATCTGAGATACTTTCCTGAAATCACTATAGAACGGGGGTTAATATGAAATATATAACAAACATAAATACATTATCTGTATTGCTTGATAGACTGATTGTAGAAAACATAAAACTTTATTTTTTTACAAAAGATAATCTTTCTGAAAATGTTATTCATCAGAACGAGATCATAAACGAAATAAAAAATAAAATAAGTGAAATATTAATTAAAACATATGAATCAAAACATTATGATTATATAGAAGAAAAAAGAACATATAAGTATAATGCTATTATAGAAACTGTGGAAGAACTCATTAAAAGTAATATAACTACTGGTCAGGCAGATAAACAAAATTTAACTGAGGCTTTATCTGATAATCCATCGGTTGATAAATTCAAATTAAATCATAAAATATTAAGAAAAGCAAATGAAACCAGAGCATTGTGTAAAAATAAAATAGATAAACAATATAAACAAATCATAGAAAATGAAAAAAACGATTGAAGTAAATCCAGAATTTGCATCCGAAATAGTTCTCTGTGTACCTTACGCATATTATTTACATAAAAATAATTTATTGGAAAAGGTAGTTACTTCAAAAGGAATGAAACCCTTTTATTACTTTTGTGATAATGTAGTAGAATCATTCAATGAACGTACATTAGATAATTCCATCGCATTAAAAGATGTACCCAATAAATGGATTCACAATTCAGACGCTGGAGGTAGAAGAAACGGTGTTATAGATTACAGTGAATGGATTGCTCCGTCATATAGAGAGTATTATAAAAATAATCTATTTGATGACTTAAAACCATATGTAGTTGTTAATAATATATGTAACTTTGAGCCTGGTCCTGATGGGTTTAAACCTTATAGATACTTTGATATTCAAAATCTATCTGAAATGTTTTCTTATTTGACGGACAAAGGTTATACCGTTATTTATAAAAGGCCTGTCAACGACGAATTTGTATTAGATTCTAATGAACAAATTACACTGGAGAATAAATTATCATTAATATCAAATATAGAAAATCTAGGGACAATTACAGATTTTGATTTATGTAAATACTTTAATAACAAAGTTTTAAATTTAAATGATTTACAGAAACAATATAATCTAGATTATAATACATTGCAGTTAAAACTATTCTCCGAATCAGATGGTTTTATTACAATGAATGGTGGCGGAGGCATTCTTTGTGCTTATTTTGATAAACCCGTTGTTAAATATGTAAATAAAGGTAAAGAATTAAGACCTATGTATTTGGAGTATCCAGATAGTTATATTAACAAATTATCTAATGCAAAGGTACATCCGGTATACGACAACATTGAAGATTGGAAAAAAAACGGAGGACGCAATTATAATAAACTGTTAGGTACCATACAGTCAATATTTAAATAGTATGAAAATAAGTTTTATTCAACCAAGCAGAAATAACCTAAAATATCTTAAATGGAGTTACGAAGCTATTCGTAAAAATTTAAGTCATAAAGAACATGAAATCTGTGTTGCAGACGACTTTAGTAATGACGGTACATTGGAATGGTGTAAAGAAACAGCCGAAAAAGATCCACACTTCAAATTTATCCGTAACGAAGGTCCAACCAGATTGGGTCACACAATTCTATATGATCGTCTTATAAATGAAGTAGCTACTAACGATGTGGTAATGATCTACCACGCTGATATGTACGCATGTCCTAACTTCGATAAATATGTAGAAAAATATATTCAACCAGGCACAATCGTCAGTCTAACTCGCATTGAACCACCTCTACATCCTCCCGGTCCAGAAAAGATCGTACAAGCATTTGGTACCGAGCCAGAAGAGTTTAATGAAGCTGCTTTATTGAAATGGTTCAATGATACCCGTTTGACCAGAAAAGATAAAACCACAGAAGGAATCTTTGCGCCATGGGCCCTTTATAAGAGCGATTTTCAATCTATTGGAGGTCATGACGATCTATATGCTCCTCAAAGCAAAGAAGACAGCGATATATTCAACCGTTTTCTATTGAAAGGTTATAAGTTTGTACAAACATGGGAAGGTTGTGTATATCATATGACCTGTAGAGGCAGTAGATACAATCCTACATTGACCACAGTAGGTAAAGAAAGCGACGAATGGTTAGCGCAAAACAACCGTAGTGCCAGAAACTTTATTCGTAAATGGGGACATTTTGTTAAACACAATGACACGATGAAACCAATTGTTCCAAATAGATATAACGTGGGATTTGTGGTTAGAAATTGTGACGAATACAAGTTAGCACTATTAGAACCATGGTGTGATGCCATCTATACAGATGTTCCATATGAACGTTATATTCAAGCCGAACAAAAAAATACTAAATTTGATCTCAGTAAAAAATTAAAGAGATACGAAGATCGAAAAACAAATGATATTATTATTGAATTTGACGCTATTAAATTAACAAATCAAAGTTTTGAATTCTTTAATATGTTACAATTAATACTAGAAGACAGTGGTGTTGTAGGTGAATTAGAATATGACATCTTTAAAGTAAAGATAAATAATTTAAATACGTACAGTAAAAGTTTAATCGATCTCAACGAAGATTGGTACAAAAATCAATTAACAAAATGAATCTAACAGATTTTAATATACCGCTTATATTTTATACCACGTTTATAATGGTAGTTTGGTTTGACAGTGATATAGTTCAAACCATCTCAAAACTAACCAACCTGCGTAATTTATTAAAAATACCAGAGTTTGAGAAATACAAATTAGAAGTAGATGTTATGTCTACTTATCCCAACTTTTTATATGAAAACTACCCAAGTTATTTAACTAAATTACTTAGTTGTCCGATATGTTTGTGTTTTTGGACGACTTTGATTGGGGTAAACATACTAACATTATTATTTGGATATCAACAATGGTTTTCTTTTTTAATGTTGCCAATTAACTATATTTGCTCTTTAACTATTTATTTAATTATAAGGAAACTGTTATGAATATAGGAAATTATCAAGCACTTATTAATTTAGTAGGATCTGATCATATTGTTTCAATAGATAGATTAAAAGACTGTCTAACCGGATTAAATAAAATCTGCAACTGTCAGAAACAAAGAAAAAATCAGAAGCAAGAAGAATGTAATACGTTATATATCAACTTCGTATCATCTCATGCCTCCGATTTAATAACCTATTTTAGTACAAAAACCACCGACAATGAAATTATATTCTCTTATGGTAGTAATCACGTAATAAAGACAATTAAATTACGTTAATTGCTTTTAGAGCTTCTATTACTTTTTCTCTGATATATGGACTATCTTCTAATGAAGTACTATTTAACTTATCACTATAATCTTCCCATTCAAAAGCATAATTAGCTTTTGCTTTTACTTTGGGGTTATTTAATAACTCATGGTCGTTTGGAGCAGCATCATATACCTTAACAATTTTATCTTTGCTAAATCTTTTAGCCTGTGGTACTGTTCCGCGTTTAAACTTGGTAATATGAACCAATTTACCATTCATTTTATTACGTAACCAAGTACATTCGTCTTCTGGATAAACATCGTATCGAATATCAGTTATAAACACAACATCAACTTTACTTTTAAGTATACGTTGTGCAACTTTATTAGTCCAATATGTACCTTCACTAGTTTTACGCATTACATCGCCATAAGCTACTAATAATGGTCTAATAATATTCTTCTCCTCCGTTTTTTCTGTAAAAATATCTATACCCGTCTTGTCTTTAATAAGACTTTTTAAGTCATTTTTAAGTTCATAAGCAAGAGCAAACTTTTCAGATTTAAGTTTATGTTCTTTTAGAACTGTTTGAGCAACCGTTGTAAATAAATCTTTACCACTACGAGCGTATCCTGATACTCCAATTATAGTCATATTATGAAAACATTTTTTCTATTTCTTTTTCCGCATATCCAAAACATTCAATCAGACTTATTAAGTCTTTAGTCCCACGTTCATCTGCCATAAAAATATTATAATAATCAATTGCGTCTTTTTGTCCGATTTTAAATTTATCACAAATACACGTTAAAATTGTATCATTAACATTGCCTGTTGATTTTTTTATGTATTTAGAAAATCGTCTTCCTTTTGGCACAATTTCAATCAACAGCTTATAGAATTGATCGTTGGGTATATTTTGAAAGTATTTAGATACAAATGCCATTTCCTCAATTATATCCGAATCCATGCTCAATACACGTAGTAACATATATTTGTTGAACAAGTTCCGCTCTGCATCTGATAATGTTTGATAATATTCTGCATTTTTAACTTCCCGAATATGATTTACATGATCAAACAATCCACGAACTTTATTCTCTGTTTCTTTTGTTTTCTTTTGTTTCATTACTTATCATTCTACTACGTCTTTGCAATACTTCAATTTCTTTTAAAAGTCTACTCCGGTCATTATTCAATAATTCAAATGCTTCATAAGTAGCAATTTGAAAATCATCGAATTTTTTAATTATTTTGTAAGATAAAAACAAACTTATAAAAGAAAAAGTGGCCGCTAGCAATCCTAGCAGCCACAACATTGTATGATTATGTGATAAAGAATCCATATAAATATATATTTTTTATATGGACGCCATCATCAAAAATCAAGCTTTGGAATTAAATCCAGCATTCAAGACATCACGTAGAGCCTTGATTTGACGACCATCAAGATCAACTCGGGTCTTACCACTACGAAGTGTCAAACGTGAAGCCTTCTTGGCCTTCGCTAGCGGAGTAGAGAGGTAAATCTCAACACCAGTGGTGTTATGTCCTACGAAGTTAGTCTTATTACGAGCATTTGTACGTGTATACATATTATTTATTACTTTCTTTTTTTGTTTGTTTTTTGTTTCGTTAGTTTCATCACTAACTTAAATTTATCTTACCATCTAATCACTAATCCGTCAACAACTTTTTCATCAAATTTTGAATTCTTTTTCAAACCGTTCAATAGCATAATCTTTTGCTTTAAATTCAAACTCCACATCAACATCATTTTCAAATAATTCTTTATGTAAAATATATACATAATCTGAATGTGCTCGGTCTGTTGGACCAGATCTACCATTACTGTAGTGAAATAACGGTTTATATTTACCCCAAGTTTCCATACACATTAAGATGGCTTTTTCAGGAGAAATATTTTCTGGATTATTTAATCTAAAATGATGTGAGTCATAAGTAATGGGGATTCCTGTTTTTTGATATATCAGATCATAAAGATTAATCAATCCCCAACTATTGGGTTTATCTTCTAATTCAAGTACTAATCTGGATTTTACATTAATAGGCAAATCATTGTATACATCAATAAAACGCAATGCGATATCATTTAGATTACCTTTATAACAGTTCATATGAATGTTGATTGGAGCTTCATATGTCTGAGGCAATCCCATAGCATCCATCATTTTTCCGTGAGCTTCCAATTCAATGATAGATTTCTTTACTACAGATAAATTTGCACTAGCAGGCACAACAAATTGATCTGGATGCGTACTACAACGAATATTGTTTTTCTTGATGACAGATGTACACAAATCAAACTCTTGTTTAATTTTTGTGTAATTGTATGTGGTTTCGATTGAAAGATTTGCTTCTGGAAGAGTTTCCAGAGGCATCATACCACTACTAACCCGATAGTTCCATTTGTGTAAAACACAGAACTCTAGTGTCTTACGTGTTACGTATACATTATTCAATGTACGATCCGCTACAGTTTTTTCTGCAGTTTTACGTTCCAATGCAAGAAACCGAGTCTTCGTCATTGTCGAAGCTCGGATATTTTGTTCTTGGAGTTTAAGCGATATACAACAAAGTGATTTATTCATCTAACTCACTCTATCATAGATTTTATAAAATGTCAACGACCAACTTCATGAAAATAAACTGACTTGGCTTCATCATATGACATTCCAATCATATTGTTATAGAAATGTACATTAGTCTTTAAATTTGACTCACTCTTTAGCTTTTTATATCGTTCGATAGCCTTTGGTCGCCACCACTCACAAACAGCTTGAGTGTTACGTTTAAACAAGTCTTTCATAATTAATTTATCATCATCAATCTTGTTTTGTAGATAATCTTTGGTATTTTCATAAAAACAACTATAATATACCCCACGTTCATATCCATGTTGATAATGACTTTGTTTAATATCACATTTACTAAAAATCATACCTATTACCCTACTTTTTGCTCCAGTTACCGGACCAGATACACCTTCACGCTGAGTCATAGCTTTATCATACTTTTCAGCATGATTATCTTTTACCCATTCGTGCCATACTTTATAGATATCTTCATCTGGTTTAATAGAAATCTTACCAGCACTACTACCACATTTATGCCACCACTTCAAACTGTTATACATACTATAACTACCATATAACGAAGTAGTAGTCATGCCTACAAGTGTTTGATTATATAATTTTTTCCAAAGATCACGAACAGTTGATGTTGTAATCATTGCAGCTATCAATTTACCCCCTAGAAAATTATAACCAATCGGTTGAGTACTCATAATACAACTGCCAATAGCACTATGAGCCAACTTCTTATCTTTAATCTTGTTGTCAGAAGTCCATCCCAAATAAGAATCGCGATCACTAATCGCAATTACATCACTTGAGACACTAATTGCGCCAATGTAACGGGGATTGTCTTTATTTCCATCGGTTACGAGAAATTTAAGAAATCTGCCTGGAGTTTGGTCAAACGACATAGTATGACCAAAAATACGAATCAATGTCCAGTCTTCATTGTCTCGTTTTGAGTCAACATGAACCAACGTTGGATTACATTGTTCTATTTCAGATATTGTGAGATTTTCATCGTTAAAATCGGTTGGAGTCCAAATTTTAGCTTTTACTTCGTTTAACTTGTTTACAGATCCATCATAGGATTGAATTTCTTGCCATTTCTTATAAAACGTCTGTTCTTCAACAGTCATTGATTTAAGAAAATTAAGATTATCTATGAGTTTCTTTTTGTTTGTCTCGAAATCAAATGATTCAATTCCAAAAAATTCTTGTAGTGCATCCATATTTATAATTAGTATATCATGGCATTTAAAAAAATCAATCTAAAAGATAAAACGTTTTACATATTCGAAATAACATCCACTAAGTTTTTAGTATTAGATAGTGAAATGGATGAACCACTTTATTATGGAAGTTGGAATATGACATCGGCATATATACGTACAATAAAAGAAAAAGCCCCAAAAGCTATTATCAATTACTATACAAAAGAAAAAAGCGGATTGCTTAAGTACAATCCGCTTTGGTCATATGTTCCAAAACCTTAAGCTCCAATAATATTATTAGACATACCACTCTGTACATTAATACTTGTTTCAACACTCTTTCTGTCAAAGATATCCACAACCGTTGGAATGTTTGTGATTTTAATTACATTGACAGTTGGAGGATTCTTCAAGATAACTTGACGACTCTTCGCTTCTTCAATGTGTTCTTTAGTAGGAGTGCCATGCACAAATACTAACGTTGGTCGTCCTTTACCATTATGTAGAACGCCAATCTCAGTAATTTCACTACTATCAATTGCTTTCTTCATACGAACTCGTAGTGTAATTTCTACGAAGTCTGGATTCTGAGCATTCAACTCTTTAATAGTAAAGATATTTGAAGGCCATGTTACTGTTAGGTTTGTCTTATTCTTTCGGTCTGTCTTTTTCATATTTTATCCTTTCTTGTTTATGTTGTGATAAATTTATCCGTTTATATATTATACCATCTTTATATTATATGTCAATAGCTTCCATCATCTTACAATTGACTGTTTTAACAATCTGATTAAGATTCTCCACATTAATAAAATGTGAATCACTACCATACATCGTTTTAAAGTTCTGACGTAGCACTTCTATACCAAAACTATCATAATCAGATACGAAATAGGAAATAATATTATAACCAGATTCCTTAATCTTTCTTACTTGAGTACGTGTATGTTCACAAGCTTGTTTGTCGCGATAAGCAAATGTAATACCAGCTGAAGTGTCGTTATAATAAAAACACGGTTCACCATCACTAATATTAACAAAATAACTATTTGTATTAGTATCAGCCTTTGGTAAAAACTTCATTAGTGCTTCAAAGCACAATCCTTCAGGAGTAGTATTTACTGGAATTAGATAAGAAAACAAATTCTTAATCTTTGAAAACTTGTCTACTTTAGAATTATAAGCAACCACAATGTATGGATTGTGGCTCATAGTAGTACGAAAACTAATAGTAAGATCAACATTATCAATCATAGATGTAGCCTTTGCTAGTGCTACACATAACTTGATTGTACGATTCCACTTTGGTCCGCGCATACTAGCACTAGCATCTATACTAATATGGAAGTTTACTTTCTTATACTTATTAGTAAATGTGCTGTAAAAGATATTGGTATCAGTCTCAAATCCTAATTCATGCATCAAACGTTTATCAATCTTACCCAAATTACGACGGGTAAACTTATCAATATTAATTTCGTTGCGAATTTGAAGACGACGACCTAGCTTTGTACCCAAAACAATACCAGCATCCACATTCTTTTGTAGTTCAGCTCGGCTACCTTCATTGTTAGCACCAATGCTCATTGGAAATTCCTCAGATAGAATAAGTTCCTTGGTCATATTCTTAACCAAAATACATTCTACACTTCCAATGTATCCACTAGCTTTCATCATCTCTTGAGCTACAGGCACAAGATCGATCTGACTCTTTTCAAGAACATCCAACATCGTCTTTTCACGTTTGGAAACCTTTTTCTTTTTGATCTTACCAGCAAGAAAGTCTTTCTGTTTCTCAAAACTCTTAGCAATCTTGCTCTGTTTAGTCTTACTGACATTTGCATCTGTACCAACATCACTTGTTACAGCAGCGTTATCACTTGTTACAGTAGACTCAATACCGCCAAGTACATCATCAGTTGATTTACCAGATTCACCATCACCGGGTATTCCATTAGAATCGTCAGGTACACCACTATCATTTTGATCGAATCCAGTCCCAGTTTGCTTTTGATTGTGTTCATTGATATTTTTAAATACAATTTCTGCAATCTTATAAGCAACATTCAACCGATCCTTTGGAGTAGTCAAACGACTAATATTGGTAAGATCCAATTCTTTGGCAATGTCGTACAAACCAGGCAAAGCCTTAAGATTGGTATTAGGATTTGTAAGATTGATAATACGGTACATATAAGAATCAATGCTTAGTGTACGATACATATCGCTATCCAAAGCATCACTAATTACTTTGTTATTAAAGTATTCGTCGTACAAAGCATCGTAGTATCCACGATAGCCAGGAGCATTACGATGTACAGTATAATCGATAAAACGATCTTCTACATAGTTTAGAATAGTCTGACAAGTCTTACCCACTTCATCTTTTGAAATGCTTAGCTTTTCAGTATAGTTATAAATGTCACGGGGAACATTCATCCATACAGTCTTAAACAATTCAAAATCAGAATATTTGATGTGGCTGCCTTCGTGTAAGGCTAGTCCGACAGCCACATCAAAATTATCCTTCTTGGTAATATCGCTACTGATATAGACTAGCTTACCATCAGTACAATTTACAGCACTATCATTGAATACTACAGGAATATTCTGGTTCGTCAGAATACTAACATAGTTAGCAACAGCACGACGAGCTGAAGATAGACGAATCAACCTAGCAGTAGTATCACTGAGACGATCCTCAGCATCAACCGTAGCATCTGTATCTGATTCTTCTTCAATAGCCGCATCTAGCTCATCTTCCCAATCCCATTCATAATGGTTGTCTTTAAGCCAGAAATCACTGTAGTTACTCATAATAGTTTATTTATTTAAATATTAGAAAGGAGGTTGAGAGCTATTTAGTGGATCATTAAATAGTTTTTCCTTAGATTCAACCTTGATGTACTTTTGTACAAGCTGACGAATATAAGTACGTTCACTATCTACACCCCCATCATCACTAAAATTAGGATAAATGGTTGATTCCGCAATTTCAAGCAAATTAAATCCATCAACAATAAGTTCAGCAATTTCAACTGTTGAACGAGTGGGAATAAAATTGGTTAGCTTGCTATCATCTTGCTTAACCTGCTTACGTGTATGTTCCGCAATTTCACAAACAGCCTTGAGAATATCAAGATGATTTTCTGTAGAAATATCGAAACGGTTCTTTAGAAGATTAAACTCACTGTCCTTATCAAGTGGAGTTACTTCGATCTTGACTGGAAAACGTGAAAGTAGAGCACGATCCATTACACGGGTAGCGGTATATTCGTTACCTACGTTAGCGGTAGCGATAAAGGTAACACCTTCAGCAACCTTAACGACTTCACAATCGTCCTTTTCATCCAAACGAAGATAACGCTGGAGATCATCAAGAACAGTCATTAGAATATTAACACCATCGTGATGACTACGACTAATTTCATCAAGAAGAATGATGGCATTAGGGGTACGAATAGCCTTGATGAAACTAGACTCCTTGAATAGAGTACCAGTCTTCTTATCAAAGTGAGTGTTGCCAATCAAAGCACTACGAGCATCTTGTGTAGCACCCAGATTAAAATAGAAGAAGTTATCTTCACGACCAATAGCCTTAGCAACAGTTTGCGCTGCTAGAGTCTTACCACAACCAGTTGGACCAAGAAGCAGAATGTTCTTGCCACGAATAGCACTACGTACCATATACTTCCACTTGAGATCATCCATAATCAAAGAAGATGGACGTAGATTTACACAAGTGTCAAGATAAGCCTTGATATTGAAGTCCTTGCCAGTAACCAGATTAAACGAGTTTTTGTTTTTCATAAGTTTTCTTACCGTAAAATCATCTTACCACGGATATATAAGAAGTCAACTGGAAAAATAAAAAAACCACCAGTTACGGTGGTTTAGGTTATTTTAAAATAATATTATCAGTGATGATGATAATGACATACGGGGCGACCCCAACCACCATATACAACTACTGCTGGTTGTGGTTGCACATATACAACAGGAGCAGGTTGATAATATACTACTGGTTGAGGATGTACTACTACAGGCTGTGCATAAACCACTGGTTGTGGTTGTACATATACAACTTGTGTTGGGGGATTTACAATTCTATCAATAACGTGAATTACTGCAACTCCGGTCAATACTTTACCAACCGTAGCCCATTCTCTATCGCCAGCAAATGTTTGAGAGGCTAAAGTTGCACTCAATGCTGTGATAGTAATTAATTTCTTCATATGTATCCTTTTTTTAGATATACTTTTATAGTACATCGAAACCTAGAAATTGTCAATTACTTCTTTTTAGCTTTACCAGCCTTAGTATACTTTACAACCAATTTTTGCAGAGCTTTTGGTAGAGTAGGAGGAGTGTATTTTGGATTAACACTCTTATATTCAGATGATTTAAGAAACTTTCCAACTATTTGCATAGGTTCGGTTGGGTTATCAATTTCTTTATTCATTGGTTCAGCTTTGATATTTTTTATTACTTTATAGTTGTCTTTGAAATCAACCATATGTTCCATATCTTCTTTTTTGTCAGCTGACGTACCGCCTTGTTTATCTTTACTATTATCTACTGGTTTAGATAAAGCACTGTCCACATAATTTAAATCTTTTGAAGTTAAATATTCTTTTACGAATTTCTTGACATCTTCAAACTTCATAAAAAGTTTCTTGGTTCTGTCACTATAATCTTTGAATGCTTGTACATCACAAATACCGTGTACAATTGGTCTAATACTAATGTGATATGGTTCACATTCACATACATTGTAGTTACCAGCATCATCTAGTTCAATAGGCTTCTTGATTTCTTTGGATAATTCGTCGATTAAATCACTCCAAGAAGCCGAAGCATTGGTGTACTTTTGTTCTAGTGTTTCTTTTACGAGTTTATTGACTAATTCTTTAGAAGACTTCATATTAATATACATATAAATAGTGTTGGGTATCTAATTATTAATCTTTTTTATCGTCTAATACTTCAATATGTCCTATATACCCATAACCATCATTTCTAGTAGCTACTACTTTAACGTTATATATAGTTCCTTCTCTATCAACCACTCTATGTGTACTAACACTACTTCTTTTATCTTTAATTGCTCTATCCCATTCTTTTTCAACCATTTCTAAATCGTCTCCGTATATACCGTTTTTCCATCCATTACCCAAGAAATATTCCACATCGTGTTTTAATAATTGACAATATTTTTCATTTACCCACGTACATTTACCGTCAACGTCACATTCAAATATTGGCTCTGGTCTATTATCCAATATCCACCGTTGTCTTCTACATATAGTGTTTATCAAATTACTATCATAACATACCTGTTTTTCAATCTTCACAACTTGATCTTTCAAAGAAGTTCCAGAATTGGGCTTAACTTCTTTTAAAATTTCTTTTACATTCCTATTTAATGTAAATACCCACTTAAATGCTCCAAAAAGCACTCCACCAGCGGCGCTTATTACCAATATTTTTTCAAGATATGCAAAAATGATTTCCATAATAGAGATAAATATAAATATAATAAAAAACGGATACTATTTAAAGTACCCGTCACATTTTTAACTAATTATAATTTTATTTATAGTTTGAAGTCATCAAAAGCGCCCTCGCTAATGGTATTATCTACACCTTTAACGTAACTGCTCAATTCAGTTTCTTGGGGGGCTACCTGTAACTTCTTACTATCATAATAACTATCCAACCATCCAGCCAATGGATTTGTCTTGGCTGTGGGATATAGTTTCTTGTATCCCATACTAGATAAACGATTGTTAGCCAACCATTCAACATAGTGTTTGAGACTTTCACTGGTCAAACCTACTAGATTACCTTTACTGAATAAATAATCAGCCCAGTCTTTTTCTGCATTTACTGCCATTTCATAAGCAGCATATATCTTGTCTTCGTTCTTCTTAACAATATCTTGGAATCCTTCTTCTGGGTTATTAATCCAGTTCTTCATAATATTTTGGGTAATAGCAACGTGGAGATTTTCATCACGGCTAATAAACTTAATAATCTTACTGTTACCCTCCATCTTTCCACGATATCCAAAATAAAAACTACAAGCAAATGATACATAGAAGATCAACCCCTCAGTAATTTGAGTTGCCAATACCGCATCAAATAATTGTTGTTTAACGTCATCCGATGGTGCTAATAGTTCGTCATACTTCTTACTAATAGCTTTAGCACGTTTCACAATTTCTTCGTCTTCTAAGACACTATCAAAGAACTTGGTAGCATCTGGATAAACATTGTTAAGAATGTATGTATAACTATTACTGTGAATAGTTTCAAAAAAACTCCACGCATTCATGCAAATTTCCAATTCACTATTTGTAACGTGCTTCATTAGTTCGTGAATACTACGACTCAACATACTATCAGTCATAGTTTGAAATTTTAAATTACTGTCAAAAACAAATCGTTCTTCAGCAGAAAGATTCTTGTAATCGCTAATATCTTTCACCAACGAAACCTCTTGGGGTCGCCAAAAGAAATTCAGTTGTTGATCGTACAAATCATAAAACTTTGGGTATTTGATCTTATCATATCGCTGAAGCGATAGATCTTCTCCCAAGAACATTGGGTTGCGCAACTGATCTATGTTTTTCTTATTTAGTACAGTTTTCATATGTATTTTTTTATTATA